GGCATCCAGAACGAGGGCATCCTTGCTAACTTCAGCGGGACCTTTAACAAGAACAACAACTTTGGTATCAGTGGTAGCAGCAATGCTACGATCTGCAATAACAAGAGCTGCTGGTACTTTAGAACCATCAACAGCAGTTTCTACAGCGATTTTGTATTTACCAGTAGCAGTAACTTTACCTAGTACAGTACCAACTGCATAAGTTTTAGCAGCAGCTTCGTTAACAACTACTTCTTTGCGGCAGAAACCAGTTTCAGGCCACAGTTCGTGTTTTACTAGATTAGAAATGCGAGCGGTGTCAGTTTGCACAATTGCCATAATAAATTATCTCCGGAGATTATTGTTTTGCATATTTTTGTTTCAGAAGTACAGCAGTGGCGTTTTCACCAACAGGCTCTTCAACTTCCATTTGTTTGCTTTTTTGTACGAAAAGATCAGTTTCTTCTACAAGCTTATTTTTCTCATGAAGAGCTTTAATTACAGCTTCAAAAGATTCTGAATCTAGAGTTTCAAGAGATTTGAAAAGAATTTCAGCTTTTGCAGCGTCAGTTTCAACGGAAGTAATTGCTTCTTTACGCTGTTTAACAATAGAGTCTTTTTCTTTTTGTTGGAATTGAGAAACCAATTCGAGTGCCTTTTGAAGTTCCATCTCTTTGTTTTCTAATTCAACTTTGAACTGAGCTTTCAGAGTTTCTTCAGCAGCGGCAACTGCTTTTTGAATTTCTTCTTGCATAATTTCCTCTGTTTCTATGGAGGGTGTTTCTACAGTAGATTCGCCCTCGTGAATCGAGGACATTGCTTTATCTAAAGCTTCTTCAGAAATATCATCAGTTGCTTTAGTGATTAGAGTTGTCATACCATTGGCAGGACCACCCTGAAATTTACCTACAAGGGCTACATGCGCGCCTTCATGGTCAAAACTAATATCGGTCAGACGTCGTTTAGCTTTTTGAGTCATTCAATATTCTCCACCTTTGCTCGTGCTCCAATGGAGACACCATTAATTTCACCAGACTTAACCAAAGACCAAAGTTGTTCGCTTGTTGGATCATTTTCTGGAAACGACCACCACTGAAGCCAAGTACCTTTGACAATTTCTCTTCCATCGTCTAATGTGAAAGAGGCAGGAGTGATAAAAGACTGTTCAATCTTAGCTTTTTCTGTTTCAACTTTATGGAAAAGATTTGCCTTCATGGAATGTGTATTGAAAGAAATACAAGCTTTTTCAACTTCTTCCTCTGAATATGTATCCCCGTGTAGATCAACAACATTAGGTTCAAGAACTACGAAAAGCGCTCTGCGTTGTTCATTATCAACAGACTTCATCATCTCAATTTCGTAATTGTCCCCACCTTCTTCAGATGGAGAACCAAACCACTTATCAAAAAGAGAAACAAGATCGTGAAGAAAACCACTTCGACCTTCATCAATTAAATCTTCAACATCCATGTCAATTTTCACAGATTTGTTCACACTAAAAAATTCCTTTGGTCCTTTACCTTTCATTTTACCCCTAGGCCACAACCATCTAGCTGACCAGTACAAAGGAGAAAAAGGGTCATTAATTCCTTCTTGTCCTCCGAATCTTGCATAAAAAGCATTATTCGCTTCTACACTTGTATTGTCTGAAAGAGAGGGGTCGCCAAATCTAACAATCTTGACTTCATCTCCACGTTTGACTAGAACAGCTCCTTGTTTATCACCAGAATCTTTCTTAGGTTTTCCAAAGCCTGGGAACTTCTCCCCGCGATATTCAATTGTGCCGTCTGAGTTTCTTGTGTATTCAGCTTTTTTTACACTATCTTTTGCATTTTTAGCAGCAGCTAATCCTGTGGCGATTGCTCTACCTTCATCCCCATCATATTCTTTGAGGGCTGCGTTAGCAGCCGCTACAAATACATCAACAGCGTGACCTTTTAGTTTACTGGCAGCGGCTGGTAAGTTATCTTTTGACCAAGGCATTGTGCTCTCCTTTGAAAGTTTCAAGCCATATAGTGTTCTCTAGGGGAATATAACCTCTGTCAAACCACCTCCACATTGCAGCTAATGTTTTATGTTTTAGCCCAAGCATTCTTGCAATTTTATAAGGTGATTTTTCTTCTAGCCAATACTCATAATAAATATCGGCAATCTTCCAAGTTTCTATATTGGCTGGTTTTATATCCCAAGGATTTTTAGAGAGTCTAGATTTAGATATTTTATTGCGATGTTCCTCGGAGTATTCCCTGCCACGTATTTTAGAAACTCTCTTCTCTATAGATTCTGTAGAATATTTTCTGCCTGTGCTGGCAGCTCTCATTTTATCTAAAGATTCTTCAGTGTGCTTGAAACCTTTACGGGACTCCGCGGATTTAGCAATACTCTCAGGAGAACGCTTCTTACCTTTCCAGATTTTTGAAATCTTCTCCTTAGACTCTTCCGAATGTTTGAATCCTTGTTTAGATGGGGGTTTGCTTCCACCTTCTGAGATATTCCATCCAATATTTCTTGTCGGTCTAAGTTTACGCTCTACATCGTAGCAATAATCTTCATCGGCAATTATGACTACAGAATAAACTAAGTTTTCAATTCCAATTGAACGAATTGCTTTATGTACAGCGTAAACTTTGTCGTGGTTTTCTCCAGATACTTTAATATGCTCTGCTACACGCTCATCTAAACTTCTTGATGAAACACCAATATAGCCCTCTGTAAACATATCTGAGTGTTCTGGTTTTCTGATCCAATAAACGATAGCCATCAGACATTCTCTGTGTTGCCGATTGAAGCATCATCTGACCCCATTGGAGATTTTGATGTACCTTCCCCAGCAGTTGCCATACCATCGCCAGCTCTTGAGTCATTACCGGTCAATAAAGTCTGCATGACCTCTGGCTTTTCATCGGGTGTGAACTGTGAATTAACACCCATCTCTTCGGTAAGGAAGTTCACAACATCAGGTGTCTTAGGCATTAGACCAACGCTAGCCACACGTTGTACAAATTTAGACAGAACATCTAGATCGGTATCTTTCACTTTTCCGTATTCAAAGAATGGCGTAACCTTTGTATCAAACCCATTCAAAGCAAACAACTGTGGGATTAGATCGTGATTTAGCTGTTCTTGAATTTCGATTAGCTTGGCTTCAATAGCCATATCAGAAATACCTTGGAGAGATTCGGCAAGTGAAAAACTACCACCACCGTCTTGTCCAAGAATCAATTGAGAAGCCATCAGTGAAGTAATAATTTCTTTCTGATAACGAGAAATAATTTTACTAACATCATAAGCTTTACTGCCACTGACACCAAGAAGTTCAAATTCAGCAATCATTTCAGCACCATTATCATCCTTTAAGGAAGGAGTGATAATACCGCTTTGTTCTCCCATATGAAGATTACGCATCATATTCTGATAATAAGCATAAACAGCTTTATCTTCAGGGGATGCGTTAGGGTCCATATATCTCGGATTTAATTTTAGATGTTTAAGGCCTCTGGCATCATTGGCGACGGCGGTGCCTTCAAACTTCTCAAGCTCTGTTTTGTACTTCCAAGCAACATAGCAACTAGCCAAAGGGCTAATCCCCACAGGGTCATCTTTCAAAGCATTGTTACGGAAATGTAAGAACTTTTTACGAGGAATCCATTGATCTTCATCTACAAGAATATATTGTGCTTTATTTTTACCTGTAGGTTTATTTTTATATTGATAAAGACCGATTAGTTTTCTTCCCGAACTATCCCAATCCCAAGATTCAATCGAGTCTTGTGTAATAAGCGGGAGAGAATGCAAACCAATCAAACCGTCATTGTATTTACTTCCTTTTTCCTTATATCGTTTTCTGTATACTTTCTCGTGCACAGAAAAACCATAACGGTTGAAAGTAACACATTGACGAATAAAGTGTCCCCAACTGTGTTCCATATCATTCATTACTTGACGTAGAAATTCAGCTTTATCTTTTAACTTGTCTTCGTAACCTTCTGGAATTTTCACACTCCACGGAACTCTTGCAATTGCCATTTCGACAAGGGATAATGCTGGAGCAATAGTTGCATCTTTAGCCATTTTTTTATAAGTAAAAATCGCATTAGGCCAGCGAAGCTCATGATTACAATCTTCGTAAACATTTCCAGCAAAAACATTAAGACCGTTGAATGAAACTTGGCTTAAACGAATAGAGGGAATAGGCGAATCTTCCCCTTGAGTAAGAGGAACAATCTGTTCTTCTGCCATTTTTGTTCCTTTTTATAAAATTAATTGAAAGGATTATGTGAAACAAGGGATGCGGATGCAGATTGCAATCCACTCAAGAAATTGGGAAGTTGAATTTTCTGAGCAAGAGTGATAAAAGCATCGCTTGTTGCATCCACCATGTCATCCTTAACAGAACGACTACCATCGAAACTTTCTAGTTCTGAAAAATACATGTCATTCCATTCACCACGAACATATCGAACTAAGCCAGCTTCAGAGGCTGCAACGAATGGTTGAAAACGGACAATTTTAGATTTATTAGAAGGACGCATACGAGCGTACAAACCTTCACTAACTAACTCTCTGATCATCATCTGACCAGCAGCTTTACCAGCTTGTCCTGGCTCTTGTGGAAGAATGATTGTTGTTCCGTCAGGGTCTCCTAAACCAGTTTGTACAATTCTTTGAATAACTTCACCAAATCTTGCTCGGAATCTAATAACATCCAAAACTACATAAATTCCTTGTTTGGTTTTACCAATAAGAACTCCGGCAGTCCAGTCAGGATTAGGAAGAGCTTCACAAGGTAACGAACCTGCAATATCCCAAGCTCTACAATACTGAACAATTTCTAGTTCATGTTCATTTACTGGTTCACCTAGCCATTCTGATTTCCAGAAACCAGCAGCGTCTTCCCTAATATCCCAGTTACCATACAAATCACGTTCTTTTTTAACACGCTTCAAACCTTGAAGGTTTGCAAGATAGCCTGGATTAGATTTAATCAGTGGGGGGTTATCATAGATTGTGGCGCTGATGAATTGTAAAGACAGTGGACGACAATGTTGATCTTCGCTATCGTCTGGATAAAGAACTCCGTCTTGGTCTCTACTTCCATAAATCTCCATCAATTCTTCTTTGGTATCTGCCCAAATCATTTCATTGTTTAGACGAATGAACCATCGAATTTTACCATCTCTTTCTGGATTAGGACGTCCGGCATTTTCCTCACCTTTAGGGATAATCCACCAATCAATCCAGCGCCTCAGAAATGAATCTGGAGATGGGTTACATGTAAGGAAAAGGTTTGGAATCATGTTTGCTTTAGAACGCAAACGGGAAAGAATAACCAGAGTATGGTCTTCTGAGATTTGAGTGGCTTCGTCGAGCATCGCAGCAGATACTTGAAGACCACGCCATTTTTCAGCATCATTATCTGTTTCCAAGTGACCAGCAGCAATAATTGCACCACTTGGGAAAGTAAAAGTCATTGCTTTTTTATTTACTTTTACTCTTGGATCAAAAGTTCTATAAAGGGTAGTAGCTTCATCAAAAAGACCACCACTTTTCATAATCGTGGTTTGGTTTTTACGAACAATATATCCACGATAATTAGGATCATTCACCCATCTTAAATGGCGAAGTAGTCCACAAAAAGATTTACCACCACCCATTGCCCCACCATAGACAATGATGTTAGCATTGCTTTTCAAAAACATCTCTTGTTTTTTACTGGCAGGACCTAACTTTTTTTTCTTTTGCATTAGTTAGTTCCATTAGAATTTTTATTTATAAATGAATTGTATCATAATTAACTGATTGTAAGTCAATATATTATTAAATAATTTTAAGTGATGATCCTCAAAAAGAAGATCATCTATAAAACTACTTGAGTGTTTTAATATTAAATCTGTTGATTCACACTCAACCCACCCTCATACCATGTGGTTCTTGTAGAATAGAACATTGAGTTTGCAGAGGAATTTGTAACTCTAAAAAGATAAACGCTATTTGAGTTTAAAACTCTCTCTAAACCTGACACAGAATTTTCAGCATTAGATGCTACAATTGCCTGACCTGTTTGAGGGATGTTTCCTAATATAACTGTTGTTGGAGAAATTTGAGTTCCCGTATTAGTCACTGTAGGAGTGGATAAAATTTGCACAGTACCGGCAACAGGGTTTCTATCTGAAAGATTGAAATATGTAACTGGTGTTCCACCTGTATAAGTTGGATTTTTATAAATATTGGTTGTTATTTGTGAACCAGTAAACTGAAAAAATCTATTCTTAATGAGGATAGGTTTATTCCCAGTTATTACAATGAAATCCCTATTTACACCAGCCGCAAAAGCTGCATCATATGTAGTGAGTTCGTATTGAGTTCCATTTTTGCAGTTGGCTTCTGTGAAGCTTTGAACAGTGAAAGCTTGATCACCTGAATAAACTCTAGGATCGATTCCAGAAACAGGAATAATAGTGTCTGTGAAAGTTTGAACAATTACTGGACCGGTATTACCCCTAACCCACAAAGCCTTTCCAGTTGCTTGAATCAACACTGTTTGGTTTTCGTATATAACAAATGCTTGAGATTCGTCAGGAGGACTTGAAGTTGATTGATTTACAAAAATAGGATCAGAAGTATTATTGGTAATCATTAAACTTCTAGTGTTTGCAATACCAGCTAGAACATAAAGATCACTGTAAGCTGTAGAACTTGGAATTGTTATTATTTGCTGCATAACCCCTTCCTTTTATAATTTTCATATAGGGGGTGATTGGAGCGTCCACCCAGCCACGATCTGGGAACACTAGATTGGAAGTCTAGGGTTTTGCCAATTAAACTATGAACGCGGAGCATTGTTTCTGACAATTCTACTTATTGTCGTGTGATGCACATTGTATTTCTTTGCTAAAGCTCTGGTGCCAAAAATTTTATGATTGGCTACATAACAACTTTTTATTTCCAAAACCTGTTCTTCTGTCAGTTTGGATAAACTGTTTTCAAAACCCTTCTTGTGTACAAGAAAGCCGTTTTGTATAGCATGGCGAGTATTATAAGAATAAGTGCACCATTCTAAATTTTCTACACAATTATTCTTTTTGTCCCCGTCTTTGTGGTTAACAGGAACTTTACCGTAGAGGGTTTCTGAACAAGCTTGACTTATTGATTTTTCTGGCTCAGATAAAAAAGCCTCTGCAACCAATCTATGAATTCTTAGAGAAACAGCTTTGCCATTTCTACCACCTATCTTAGAATTTATAACAAGATAGCCACTTTTTAACTGTGTAGGAGCTAACAATTTTTCAGTTCTCTTAGACCAAACCCTACCTGTGCTACTCACCATGAAGTATTCTTCGTAACCAACAACATCTTTCCAGATTTCTTTTTGCATAAAATTTAAAACTCCTATAGTCAAATTACTCAATGTCGCAACAGGGACATGCAACAAACCCTACAAAGAGTAATTTGCTATAAAAGTCTTACTGTCACTTGTTTTTTAAAGGCTGTTGCGCAGCCTGTTATTCTTTGCTCAGTGGGGGAATCGAACCCTATACCATCTTTCCCTTACAAGAGGATTGCTAGACCTTCCAGCTAACCGAGCATATAGAAAATAAGAATAATTGTCAGAGACCACGCTTCCTGTCTTCTGACACTGAAAGACCAAAATGTCTTCCCTCTCCACAATAAAAATACATAAGTTGGTTTTATGTATTAGTTTCTTCGGGACTAGGCAATAGTCGAAGATATCAGGTCGCCCTGAATTATTGGACAATATCTAAAGTAAATTCAACTATATCCGCTTGGTGTACGTCTTCAACACCAGCACCATTCTCTTGTGCTTTTTTAGCTTCTAGTCGAATCTTAGCTGCTGCTACTTCTTCTTGAGAAGCAGATTTATCTATTGTTTGAATCATGCCAATCAACCACTTAGCTGTTTCAAGCTGTGTCTTATCAACCTCTTGACCTTTCACAGCAAGCTTGATAGCTTTAAGAGCATCCTCTTCCACTTCACGGAGTGATTCAGCAGTTTTACGAAGAGGACTTTTAGTGATACGCACTTTTGTAGGAGAACCATTTGGATTTCTGGTTTCACCTTTTTTCATGCCAATCTTCTTAGCATGACTACTATGATCGAATGCCATATTGACAATCCTTCTTAGAAAAAGAAATAACCCCTGGCTAGGAGAAATAACCAAGGGTTATTGGAGGATCACATGAAGGAGAAGACATGTGATTTAGGAGAAATATTTTTATTCACTATATAAGCTATAGTATATACTATATTATTAGTATTTGTCAAGTTTAATCGTATTCTGATTGAATATTTTTCATATAAAAGTAGTTTTGGATCATCTCTGTTAGATGTTGGAATTGATATTCTTTGATTTCCATGTACTCATATCCGTATGAAATTCTACGACAATCCGTACACATATCTTCAAAACTACCATCTTCTTTTTTCATATTCAATTCTGATTCTCTAAGGAAGCAGTCACAAGCTAAACATTTCATACACTTAAATTCCTGTTTGTTATTGTTTTTCTGGTCATTAAGTGTATTATTACATATTTATATTAGTGAAAGTCAATATGTGTTGAAATTATTTATTGATAATATCTAGTAAAAAACGGAACAATCCCATTCTTCGTTATAGAACAATCTCTCAAAATCACAAGGCATTGACGACTCTATGTCTTTTATAGAGAAAGCATTTGATACAAACCATTCACCATAAGTTTTATGTTCATACCATTTTTTAAGCAAGAAAGATTCTACATCCTTGGTTAATTTAGAGACTTTCCAATAAGCAATACACTGAGTTAAAATGCCACCAGCATTTGTAATATCTCTTGATCTTTTAATCGGGTCTTCACTTATTCCAATTTTCAACCTACCAATTTCATTTTTCATCAGATATAAGTATTTACCTTCCCACTCAACGTATTCTCTTTTTTGAAGAGAACGTATATTGCCTTTTACTTTTGGACTTGCTGTGATCTTTTTATCCATAAAAGTTACTATTTTGTTAATTTGACTTTGTGTAATTTCTAGATCAGCATATCTCTCTTTCCAACCTTTACTCTTCTCTATACCGAACACTTTACATTCGAAAATAGAAATTCCATTGTTACCTCTGTTTTCCATGTACTCTTTAAATTTCATACTTTCTCCTAATTTAGTATCTAATAGTTATACATTCCGATGAGTTCAGAAATTCAGGATAGATTACTCCTAAGCCCTCGCCATACACAGAATTGTGCCTAAGACGAAGGATTCGGTCTTATCCTGAATCTCCAACCTCATCAACCTACAAAAACCAAAAGGCCATTCCGATTGAGACAAGAAGATTCACACAAGTCTGGTAGGTACAGCTTGTGGCGGGTAGAGGTTTGGTAAGATTACTCTACTTGAAAGGCTTTTATACGATCTTACTCGCTGTCAGAAACACCCCTTTCTTTCGACTGGTGTTTGCAATATACTGACTTCCTGGTTTGCTTTAAGGATGAATCGCCCGTTACAGTTAGCCCCCAACACATCCCGAGTAGAGATTTCTCTACATATGTGCCATATTATATCATGTATTGAAAATTTTGCAAGCTCTTCGTTAAAAATATTTTTGATATGGTGTGTTGACCTTGTAGAAATTTGTGGTACAATGAGAGAACGTAAACAAAGGAGGAATCCAAAATGGCTACAAAAATGATTTCTTTCCAAAAATATTGTGATGAAGTGAAGACACATTTTTCTGTTCACACCTTGACTGATCAACAATCGAAGCATATTATGAAGCTGTACATTGCTGGTGTGGTTGTTGAAGAAGCGATTGATAAATTGAAAGGAGATTTTAAATGAATGATATTGAAAAGCAAATTCTAGAAAACGAATTGGCACTAGCTCTTGACGCAGCAGAGAAAGGAGATAAAGCTCGTTTGAAATGTGCAGCTATGGAACTAGAAATTAAATCTCTAAAAGAATATATTGAAGAGTTGGAAGAAGAGAATGTAGCTTACAAAGCTCATTGTGAATATCTTGAATATCTTCTAATGATAAATAAGGAATAGTAAATAATGACTATAGTATACATCGTTTTAACGGCTTTGTATCTACTGATTACGCATAAATTTAGTAAAGCTGTGGTTGCAGATATGGTTAAACGAAAAACAGATAAACAGGGTGCTATTGCTTCGATAATTGTATGGGTTGTTTCACTATTTTGGCCTGTTTGGCTAATGGTTGGGATTGCAGATTTTCTACTGAGTGATAAGGAGAAGTGAAATGGAAAAATTAATTATTGGGTCCAACCCTGTTAATGTGTTTTCAGAGTTTGAAAATGCTATCAAACAAGGTTATCGTTTTATTGATAAAAAATCAGACATCACAGAATGGTCAACAGGGATGCTACAACTGGATGTATACTCTGTAGAGCAACTTGATACAATTGATTATAACAAAGAAGTTACAGTGGTTATTTCCGAACGAGATAAATATGATTTTGTAAAGAAATTTCAACAGTTTGTTGTTCAGGGTTATTCACCAGATTATGATAGCTTGAATTATAATTTTATGAATTTTAAAACCTGTGAATTTGTCAATCTTGACCATCCTTCAAATATCAAGTACACTCGTGAACAGCTAGAGAACATGAGCTATGAAGAATTGAAAGAAGTTGGAAAATCTCTTGATTGTTTCAATCGCTCCCGTGAAGTGATGACTCAAGCTATCTTAAAAACTAATGGAGAAAACTAATGAATTCTGAACAGGTAGAGTTGGCCATTAAAAATGCCCTTAAACATGCAGCGGCTGTTGTAGTGCAAGATGATGAAGAATATAATCAAGCTGTAGCTTTGGTGGATGGAAAGAGTTTTGAAAAAGAAGCCGAAAAACTTCTGAAGAATTTTAAGAAAGAAGCTACAGAAGAGAGTATGAAAGCTGTGGATGATTTTTATAATTCTGAAGATTATAAGAAATATCAAAAAGCTGTTGAAAATCTGTATTTCAATATGAGCGAAGTGATTCTCCCTTACATTGAAATGTTTTCTATAGAAAAAGGAGTTTTGAATTGAAAAATAAAATTGAGTTTTTTGTAACTACTGGTTTTGTCACTTCGGGATATATTCAAGACCTCGTTACACTTAAATACTATGATAAAAATGTTATTAATGATACGGCATCAGAAATTTTTGAAATTGAAGAATATGATGTTCCTGATTATGTGAAGCAAGTTTTTGAAATTATTAAAAAAGCAGAAGGAATTTAATATGGGTGCTCGGCAACGAATGATCAAGCTTGAAGTAGATGGCATGGAAGTTGAAGTGCCACGTAAACGCACTCGTAAAACTCGTAATGGTGGGGTGAAACCTGAAGTTAAAGAGAAATTTGCAGAAGAACATAAAGCAAAACCAATTATTGCGAAGAATGAAAATCAGAAAAAATATCTACACAGTCTTCAATTCGATACTGTTAGTGTTGGGAAAGGAAGTGCCGGAAGCGGAAAAACTTGGTGTGCAGCGGCTGTAGCTGCAAATAAGTATTTGAAAGGTGAAATTAAACAAATCATTGTTGCCAGGGCTTATGTACCGATGGGAAAAAGCACAGGCTTCTGGCCTGGGAGCGTTGAAGAAAAACTCGCTCCGTATGTTGCACCAATTCTCAATGTAATTAAAGAACGAATTGGGGATCATCGATATCAAGCAGAATTTAGTAAAACAATTAAAATCCAACCACTAGAGGCTATTCGTGGTATGTCTTTCCCTTCAGGAACATTTTTGATTCTTGATGAATCACAAAATTTGTCAGTTGAAGAGGTTCGTTCAATTGTCACTCGACTGGAAGAAGGAAGTCAGGTAGCATTTTGCGGGGATGATAAACAACGAGACGTGAAAGGTGTTTCTGGTATTGTATACCTTGCAAATCTCATTAAAAAACACAGTCTTCCAAACTGCTCTGTGATTGAATTTACCCCAGCAGACATTGTACGATCAGGTTTGACGAGAGCATTTGTTGAGATTTTTGAAAAAGAAGGTTCTGCTGAAAATATTAAGGAGATTTAAATGCGAAATGATGATAACCTAATTCCCCTGATGCAAAAACCATCACGTATTTCAACTAATCAAACAGTAGCAAATACGCATGTTATTCAGATTTATGAAGATATTGGTAATCCTGGGGATTATCTTGATGAACTGAATTTGATTAATACTGCATCGGAAATGGACACAATTGTGCTTGATATTTGTACAGATGGTGGTGTGCTAGATACGGCAATGCTTTTTAAACGTGCATTGTTCAATACTCCCGCCCACACTGTAGCAATTATTGGACCTGCTTGTAGCTCTGCTGGCAGTATTCTTGCTTTGTCGTGTCGGGAACATGTCCTAGATGACACATCAAATCTGATGATCCACACGAGCACATATGGTTTGATGGCAAAAGATACAGATATTTATGAACATGCCAATTTCTCACGAAAACAGCTTCGTAAATTGTATGAAGATGTGTATAGTGGTTTCCTGAGTCAAGATGATCTGGAGGACGTTATCAAAGGCACTCCGTTTTATTTTGATGCTGACCAGCTTGCAGAACGTCTTGAGAAAATGTATGATTATCGACAAGCTTTGGTTGAAAGTAGCCAAGAAGAGAATGAAGAACCAGAAGAACAATTTAATCTGCTTGACGAAATCGAACAAGCTGTGCAAAATGGAATCAAGAAAGGTGTAGCTGAAATTAAAAAGAAATATGATCTTATCCCGAAACAATGTAAAAAGGAGATTACAAATGAATGATTCAGCAGTAGCAGCAATTAAATATGCACTTGAGAAATGTGATGATGACTCTGATTCAATTTTGTTTCTGAATCTATGGAATGAAGGTGAGTTTGAGGTTCTACGACGAAATTGGGAAAATATTCCTGATGAAGTTTTTATTGATTCTGATCCACTATTCAAATCCCCTGCCCATATCGTGGATGGGGAAGAGGTGGAGGTGGTGGCGTGGGCTGACCCCAGCGATCTGAACCTCATGCGTCGCCACGGCCACACATCCTGCGTAGTGAAGGCAGCCCAGGATGTGTGCTGCAGTGAACCCCTGATGACCGTCGCCCAGCATCAGCGCATCGTGGCCGGCCTGCGCACTGAAGTCTCCTGCGCTAATAGCCGCCTGCACGAAGTTGCTGTTGCGTGTGCCACGGCCGAGCAAGAGCGTGACGCCGCGCTCTCCGCCCCGCCTGCTGCTGCACAACAGATTCAACTTGCAGATAGCCGTCGCAATCGCGTTTATCTGGCGGGCCCAATGACTGGATACGCTGAGTTCAATTTTCCTGCATTTAATGCAGAGGCTGCACGGCTTCGTAGCGTTGGCTTTGATGTAGTCAATCCCGCAGATCATGGCATCGTAGATGGCGCAGGGTGGTGCGATTACTTGCGTTATGACATCGCTCAACTCTCGCGGTGCGAATCCGTCCACTTCCTGCCTGGTTGGGAAAAAAGCAAAGGCGCCCTGCTAGAGCGCAGCATCGCCGTGTCACTCGGCATGCCTATGACGTTTGCCGATCACGCAACTGCAGCCCCGCCTGCTGCTGGGGTGCCGCATGGGCTGGAAGAGCTTCTATCTGACCTTCTGCGCTGCGGGATGAACTGCGTTGTGGTCAACGGTGAGTCGATGCGGGATCGAGTAGCTGCAATGCTAAAAACAGTCTCGCGCACCAACGAACTGGCCGTCCCAAGAATCGACATTCAGCACTGCGTTTTCATCGGCAAGAATGCCGACGGCTCTTCACCTGTCGATTTCGAAGTGGGGCAGCCAGGCCCTCTGAAGATCGGCAGCTTGCAGTCCGTCAAGATGCACGGCTGGCGATGCATTGGCCCGCTGCTCTCTGATGAAGATAAAGTGTTGATCGCACCAGTCCCGCCTGCATCCGAACAGCAGCAGACTGTCCAGCAACCGCACACAGTTGAGTTTGTGGGCAAAACGTGTCAGCGCGTGCTCATGGCTGAGGGAAAGCCCTATCCGCGTACCTGTGCTGTCTGCGGGCTCTTCGGTCCGTGTAAGTCATTTCCTCGGGAGAACGACCGATGAGTAATGGAGGAAAATCAATGAAACGTAAGAATAAAAATCATCAATACAAACATGTTATTTCGCCAAATAAATTCAATCGTATTTTAGATCAAAATCTGGACAAAGCTGGTTTCTGTTATATTACTCGTAATTGGGAAACATCTCGTTCTCTTGCTGCTGTGAAGATTGGAGATTTCATTTATGCACAATTTTCTTGCAAACCAAAAGAGAATCGTCTAGAATCCTATTACATTCGCTACAAAATTGAAGAAGGGTATTCAGAAGATTTTGTTAGTTTTGCTCCATTCCCTATTCCTGTGCTATAAGGAGATGAAATGATTGGTAAACGACTAGAAAGTTATATTGAAGCGGAGATTGTTGAAGTGATGGATGATTTTGATGAAATTAAAAGCTGGAACAATACACAACAAGAAGCAATGCTAGGCGAAACTTACTGGGCAATTAAAGAAGAACTGGAATATGAATGAGGAAAAATTTCAATGGTTGACAGTTTCAAGAAAATATCTCAGGGGAAGAAAATACCGTGTAGAGGGTCACTGCGATTGCGGTAAATCTTTTGATATAGATAAGAGACAAATTCCTATTGTTTTGAAAGGAGCATCAAAATCTTTCCACTGTGAAACTTGCTACAATAAAAATATTAAGTTACCTTCTGGTAATTGGGAGTGGTTGGACGAAGAGAAGAAGTATTGTATTTCAGACCAAGGTTCAATCTTAAGCATGCGTTGGGGTAAAGAATTAAAAGCTGTGCCAGATGCTCAAGGATTTTTGATGGTGAAATGTGGGATGATTGGTAAAACATCTAAACTTCACAGGCTGGTTGCAGAAAAGTTTATTCCAAATCCTGAAAATAAGCCCTACGTCATACACAAGGATGGAGATAAGAATAACAATAAAGCTGAAAATCTAGAATGGGTTTACGCTGAAAGTAATAATATTTTTGGTCAAAAATTCAATAGACTTCTCGTTGTAGACAAGAAAAGAATCAAAGATAAACATGGGGACTCTAGAATCCGATGGGTATGCAAATGTGATTGCGGTAATGTTGTTGAAACATCCTACAATGAATTGTCCACAGGACATACTCAAAGTTGTGGTTGTTTCCACGCCGAAAACTCGGCTGAGAGAAACTTAAAACATGAGATGACAGGAACACCCGAATATATTTCTTGGCAGGCCGCTAAAACGCGAGTAAAAAATTCTAATTCAGGCTCATATGATAGATATGGCGGAAGAGGAATATCTATGAGCAAAGAGTGGGAAGAAGATTTTATGGCTTTCTATGCTGATATGGGACCTAAACCTTCATCAGAATATACTCTTGAAAGAAAAGACCCGAATGGTAATTACTGCAAAGAAAATTGTTGTTGGGCAGACAGGGTAACCCAAGCGTTTAATCAAAATAAAAGAGTTACAAATAAATCAGGAAGGACTGGCGTATATCAAATTAAACCGGGTGTTTGGGATGTGCGCATTAAAAAGAAAAGGATTTTTGTTACTACAGATTTTGAACTTGCTGTGTTTGTGAGAGAAGAGGCTGAGTTAACTCACTATGGATTTATTAAGGAATAAATATGACAGTCAAAACCACGCTTGTACCTGAAAATGAAATTGAATACTATGATGAAGAAAGTGGGTCGTTTCTTTTTAATGCGAAAGGAAAATTCTATATTCAATTGGCTACAGGAGACTATTTGTTTTTTAATACAAAAGATAGGCAAAAAGTTATTGATTATATAAAAGAATATTACGACGGTAAATACACTGTAAGAACAGCTAAACAAAGTCAAGGGTCTGGAAATTACACGTGTAAAGGAACTTCCACTAGACGAGGACAGAAGAGGTAAAATATGGAATGGATAGCAAATACAGAATACGATAGCGTCAGAAAGCAATTTGGTGAAACCAATGATTGTACTGTCACAGCGTGGGCTAGAGTATTTGATTGTCCATATGCAAAAGCACATTTCTACATGAAACGATTTGGAAGATACGACAGAAAAGGCATGACACGAAAACAAATTAAAAAAGCTTTTGATTCTGTTAAAAAAGCTAAAGTAAAAGAAGGACCTTATTCAGCATCAAACAGAATCTGTGTAAGCCATTTCTGTAAAAATCATCCAAAGGGGAGGTATTATGTTCTTGTCAGGGGGCATGCTTTTGCTATAATTGACGGAATTGTGCATGATTACTATGATGGTCCAAGACGACAAATAACTTATGCTGTCAGAGTTTATTTAGAAAAAGATATTCCAAGTAAAGGAGATGAAAATGTCTGAACATTATTTTTCTTACAATGAAATTGCTCTTCTATCGGATTCACCAGTGAAAATCATTCGTTCAAAAACATCTTCATTTCCTAGTGGAGCTGTTGTAAAGAGTTATCAAGTATCTTTCCTGACAGAAGACAAAGCTATCTCTCACAACGGAGAGTTCTGGATTAAAGAGAGTGATCTGAAAAAGATTCATACAAGTAGTAATGTGAGTTTTAAAGATTTGATGAATATTCTTAAAAATGATGTCATTCAGCAGGAGGATTTTGAATGAAAACTTATACAATTAAATGGGATGAAATTTCTGATCTGTGGTTTTTGAATGAAGTTCCGAAACGTTTTGTAGAAAATCATTTGTTTGAAATTATGAACGAAAATAAAATCTCTACACATGATGTTTGGTCAGAAAGTCACGCCTTGAGTATTCTAAAAGAAAATAGTATTGTTGTGAATCTTGAAGATTTCAACGGAAATCTGGTAGATTTTTAAATGGCCAGTCAAAAAGAGCTTGACAAAGTATACATGGAAGTAGCAGAATCATTTTCAAAGCTAAGCAAAGGCGTCAGAGCTAAAGTTGGTGCTTGCATTGTTACAAAACATGGTGTTTTGATTGGTGGGTGCAATGGTATGGCCCCTCGGAGTGAAAATGAGCTTGAATATGTGGATGAGCATGGTAATCTTGTAAGCAAAGAACATGTACTACATGCAGAACTCAATGCTATCTTGAAATCAGCTAAAGAAGGGGTTAGTGTTGTGGGAGGAACACTTTACGTTACATTGAGTCCATGTTTGAAATGCTCTGAAATGATTGCTGCATCGGGTATTGACAAAGTGGTTTATAAAAACGAATATAGACTTACTGATGGTGTGCAAAATCTTAAAAAATTAAACTTGAAAGTGGAGAAATACAATGATTAGTTACACTCTTTTGATTATCAGCTTAAATGTAAGCCCTTGGGATAATCAAAGTTCGCAATCTTCAATTGTTATCCCTGGATTTACTACAGAACAAGCTTGCATCAATGCTGGAGAACGTGTTAAGATTCCCCACATCGAAGGACTAAAACAACACAACACATTTATTTGCCTTCCAGATGGCGTTTAAGGAAAAATTATGATTGATACTAGTCGTATTCAACTGAAAAGTTTGATGAATTTCATGAAAGCTCTTGGGTATGAATATTCAGCTCATCCAACAGAGAAATTCTTCTATACGAATCATCCTAATCTGAAAGAAATCGCTAATATCTCTTTCAACACTGCTGTAAAATTACATAACGGAACTCTTCGTGATTGGAGTGGTCATAAATATTTCAAGTATCCTTTTAATAAATTTACACCATACCAATTACATGTTGCCTTTGCTTCAAAGATTGTGTATAACGTAAAACTGCAATACTCCAAGAAAAATCGAATTATCCTTACACAATCACATGTGGTAAAATTTAAATTTGAGGATTATGTAAAAGAATTTCTAGGAGACGATTATGTCTAAGAAAACTATTATCATTTGGGAAGATGGTCAGTGGGTAGAAGAATCTGAATATAATGAAGAAGGATTTGGTTATCTTGGTAAAGATTATTTGAAATATAAAGTGGATAGTAATATGTCAGATATTGATATTTGTCTATTCGTATCAGAATATTGTGCTGAGATGTTTGATTGAGGGGAAATTAATGGAAAAGATTGAACAAGAAAATAACATTATTGAAGGTGAATACGAAGAACAACAACGTCATGTGAAGCTTTTTCGTAATCTTCAGAGTGCTAGTGATTTTTGTTTGAGCTTCGGGATCAAGAATTTTCAAATCAAATCTGGATATGTTTATGGGAATCCAGTTGTTCAAGTAGAATATTGGAGAGAAGATTGATGTTAAATTCAGAAAAGAAAGAATTTAATAATAAGATTCGACAATTGAAGGAAGAAATGGATTTGATTCACACAAAAACTCTACAATCTGTCACAAGAATCATTAACACAGCAGATTATCTTAATGATAATCAGAAAGAAAAGCTTCTTGAGGAAATTTGGAAAAGAGATTAAAACATATAGATGAAATTAAATAGAGATCAAATAGGTTATTTATATACGCCAATTGATGTACCTTATGCTTACAAGGGTAGATGTTTTTATTGTGGAGAAATATCAAACACGCAAGATCATGTTCCTCCTGTAAGCAGGTATCACGACTACATGAGTTTGTATAACACGCATAGACCACTCACAGTACCCGCTTGTTCTGAATGTAACAATCTATTGTCCGACAGTTTACAAAAAGATATTTTTGACAGAGCAGATGAGTGTAAAATTAAATTGTCTATAAAACTTAATAGGATTATAAGATATAGTCAAGTTTGGGATGAAGATGGGTTAGAGTATGCACAGTTTACGGGGAGGTTTGAAATTTTCGCAAAAGGTGTTTCACATTTAGCAGAAATTGCACAACAAAGGATGGATTGGAAACCGTGGTGTGTAAGTTTTGACGGTATTGAAATTGAGAAGTCTGAAAATTCTCCTATAAAAATAGATGGTAAAAATTTTAAATCTTTAGATCATGTTTTAGAGTATGCAAAAAAGATTTACAAAATTCCACCAAAATATCTTGAAGCTATGATAGAGATTTTAGGAATTCGAAGAGCGGAATATGCTATAAAAATTTGCAGTTCCAATCCAGTTAAAAATCAACATCAAATGAAAGCCGTCTTAGACGATGTTAAAGAGGTAGAAGAGCAAAGGAATACCATTTAACGGGCCCAAACAGAAAAACGATTCTAGGGGCCTTGTAGGCCGTTTAAATGCTATTTTTAAACAAGTCTTAACGGGTATAATATATTTTGTTTAAAATGGGGTGAAATATCCCTATTGTTTTATTTAAGGAGAATAAAAATGAATCTTGAACACTTGACAGTGGAAGAAATTGTACAGTATATTGAGGCAGGGGTGGTTGATTCTATCCCTGCCTTTATTGTTTTAAAATTTGCAGAAGAAATTGACAAACTTAACAAAACTATTGAAGAAGAAAGTTATGATAAAGGGTGGAACGAGGCTCTTAATGAAATTGTTCGGAAAGCGAGGATGATGGAATGTTAGATTTTAAAGAATTAAATGACAATTTCAAGAGACATGCAAATTTCAAATCTATAGAAAAATGTCTATATGAGATAGATGGAGTAGAATATGTAAAAATTGAAACTCTTGATAATTTCTGTATAGCTGTAAATGTGGTGGGCGGGAAAGATGATGAAATTTTTAAAACTTTAGCTCTGACAAAACCACTAGGAATTCACTTAATTGGTGAACATTGCAGAGAAGTAGAATTATTCAATTCTAAAATTAAAGTGTGTTTTTCAAGAAAAGAGGATTAATTGATGAAATATGTTTTGATTCTAATGGTTTTTCTAGGTGGTTGTTCGATGAGTTTTGAGGAAGTGAGTAAACTTGAGCAGAAATGTAAGTCTTTAGGTGGTATTCCAGCACGCGGTACGGGGCGGGAAGGGGATGTTTTCTACGTACAATGTCAAATTGACGGAGTTCTTTACAGAGAAGGTAAATATTAATGAAATATCGAATTATTAAGAAAGATTATATGTTTTATGTGCAACATAAAGTGCTTTGGTTGTTTTGGGTGTACTCTTTTGAAGATAACCATGGCAATCCTGGCTCTGAAGGCACGCTAGAGGAAGCAATGGAATCTCTTGAACGACATAAAAGAATTTTCACTAAGCCAAAACAAGAAGTGGTGTGGAAAGAATGAAATATTCCCTCCTGCTTTGCATGTTTTTATTCGGATGTTCTGTTGAACACAAGACAGACATTGTGTATTATGATGTTTGGGCTCAGGATGTTAAAGAAATACAAGTGATTCAATGTGAACATGATGCTTATTACAAGGTGGTGTGGATTTTCAACTTGCAAGGAATAGATAAATCTGCTATAAAAAACTCTACAATCTACAAAACATTGCGTGATAAATGTTTTATTGAAAATAATGCTGCAATTTAGGAGAAAATATTAATGTTTGATACTTATTATGACCAGCATATTACTCGTGAAATTACTAAAAATGTGAATATTACAGAAAAACGTGCTCCAACAGATGAAAGTTTGAAGCTTTTGGAAGAAATGAGGGAGAAATCTTTAAAAAGTATTGTAGGAAGTGTCTCCACAACCAATAATACACTCAGTGCTGCTTGTATTGCTTTTGAAAATCCTGTAAACTATGAGACAGTTTACATTGTCAAGTTTGTTTTGAATGGTAAAGAATATCAAGTGAAAACAAAACTTGATAATTTATTGGAGGATAAGAAAGAACATCTTGATAAAGTGTACAAAAATCTGTGTGAACAGCTTGCACAAGAAATTATGCAGCCAGTTTTTAAAGAAATGAATGATCTTTGGAGGTGGAAGAAATGAACGGCCTGCTTGATTATACAATTCGAGAAGCTGTGAAAGGATTTATCTTTAAAAACACTATCTACGATGTTTATGTGAAATGTTATAAAGAAGAGAGGACAAGGGATAATAAACACATATTTACTGTAGATTATAATCTATACAAATCGGGATTTAAAACAGAACGAGATGCTAGGGATTTTATATCAAAACAAGAGCCGATTAAAGAACCAGTTTTCAATGAGCATATTTCTGAGCCTGTTATTTCATTTCTTAAATGCTTTAAACAAACTCCAAGGCGATTTAAGACTGAAAGAAGTTATCCTGAAGAAGATCGTGGTACATATACCCGTGTTCGATTGGAACTTTTGGATTTAGTTTCACAAGAAAAATATGAAGTTGATGCATATGAATTCAGTCATTCCACCAAGTACCGTGTCAACACTAAAAATTTGCTGTGGGCTACTGAAGATGAGCTTGCGTATCTGGTAGAAGAAGTGGAGAAGATTGTAAAAGAGAGAGTTGAGCGTTTAAAATATTTAAAAGATGTTCGTACAAAGAGAAACAATCAGAAAGAACGTATTCGACTAACAGAAATTTATAAAATGGGGATTGACGATGTTTAATTGGTTTAAATCAAAGAACCCACCGCCTGCCAATATCTCAGAGCCTGTTTATTCAATTGTAAAAACTTTTGATGAAAAAGGAAGATGGAGTATGAAATGGCATGAAAGTGGTGTGTGGGGTTCTTATGCATTTCATTTTACTGATAATGAAACAGGGGAAAAATGTTTTTTGCTTGTAGCACGAACTTACTGGTGTAGTGAATTTGGTAAATTTGCTCAACCTATGCCCTTATCATTTAAAAATGACAGTCCTCTTCCAACATGGATGACTGAAGAAGAAAAGGAATATGTAATTTCAGAAGTGAATAAAAGAATGAAAGTTCTTGCAGAAAGAATTGCAAGAGTGGAAGATAGACGTAAAAAGAAAAGTGAAGCTAAATCTAAAATTGAACAAACTAAAGAACGTCAACGTGTTATGGGAGTGTATTGTAAATGAGTGAACTAATTCGTCTCGTACAAGCTAAACAAGATGAAAATCGATATTATGTACCTGTGTTGTCTAAATTCGTGAATGTCAAAGATAGTTGGACTGAGCAACGCTATCCTCAGAATCCATCTTCATATAACATCAGCTATGATATTAGTGTAGCTCTTTCTCAGAAAGTAATCGTCACTCAACACGATAAAGAAATGCTGGGGATGGTGAAATATCAAACAAGAAAATCTATGGCTGAGGCTGTGTTCGGAGAATTTCGTCCAATGCTAAATGAAATTACACAGCTCGCGTTTGATGTAGAAGATTTTGAAACTAGACATAATATTTTGAAAGCTGTAGATAATATTTTAATTAGAATGTTTGTGGATGGTGTTGCATGAAAATTTCACAACCTGTAATTGAAATCATTAAAAGAATTGATGAAGATCATCCTACGATTTACCTAGAAAGAGAAAACGATCCTCAGTGGTACAATCTTAAAATTTTTAAGAATGAGTCGAGCAAAGAATACCTTAAAATTGAAATTTATTTAGACCCTCATTATGGTTTTACCTGCAATGTCTATTGGATGAATCCTGATGAAAATAATGCTGTAGGTTTGGCCGTAAAAAATAAAATTGAGAGGGATAGAGAAAAAGAGTATTTTAAACAAAGACAAGAATTTATTGATTGGATGGAAATAGATAAATGAAAATTGATCCTGTACATTACTATTACAAAAACTTAAAGACAGGGATGGAAATGCAATTCTCAAAGCTGTCTGATTATGGATGGGTTGTTGGCTTCCCAAAAGCCTCTTTTGATGAGATAATGGATTATGAAGGGGAAATTCCTTGGTCATCTCTAACAAAAGAAGAGCAAGCTATTGTTGATGAGAATTATGAAAAACTGTATAAAGCTTTGGAGGAAGAAAAATGACCAGATTTCTAGCTATTACTTCTTATTGTGAAGAAAACAATCCTCAGGGTTGTACAGATAACAACCCATGCAAGCAGTGTCTAGATATGTGCAATGTTTTTGATATTGACCTCTCTACTACACATTACTACAAATATGTAGGTGAGTTCGGGGATGTTAAAGGAGAAGAAGAATGACTCAAGAAAAGATTGATAAGTGGTTTCAACATGAAGGCCTCGATCGCACACACATGATGCTTGTTATGCTTGAACAAAGTCTTGGTTTTGTTGATCCAGATCAGGAATTCACAGATCGTCCACCACATCCTGCTATCTGGAATCAACGTTGTGCAAAAGCATTAATGGATGCTACATCTGCTTTGTGTGAGCTTTATCAGGCTATCGGAGAATGGGAAGAAGATGACTGATGAAATCAATTTCGACATGGAAAGGATGGAGAAAGCTCTTTCAGGAGAACATATTCTAATTCCATCTTCCTTGACACGAGAGGAAATGAGGTGGTATATCTGTGCTACAGCTAGGAAAGAGATTGAGATTCCTAATGAAATAAAGCATGATGATGTTCTTCTTGGAGAATACGTGAAGGTGTGTTATTCTGTTATGAATGTTTCAAAAGACAAATCAAAAGCAATGACTAAGCGTGGGAGAGATAAGATTGTGGAATCGAATATGGAGGATAAAAGTGATGACTGATGAAGAATATTTTAAAACTGTTGAAGAGAGACTAGACAAATACTCAATTGAAGAGGCAATTGAAAGGCTTCAGGAAAATAAGGAAAAGTCCATCACTCTAAAAGAGTGGCTGGAATGTTCAACTTCTTCAGAAAATCACTATCAACCATCTGATGAAGAAATTCAGCGTGCTTGTGAAGATGCGGAACAGATGATGGAAAATATGAGATTGTACGGTACAATAGACAAGCCTCTTGATTGAGGCTTCAATTGTTTGTGGAGGATAATATGAATTGGGAGTGTGTCGGCTATTTTGAATTTGGATATAGAATGTTTATTCAAAAAGACACAGGGGTTGTAGAGAGAAAACCAATCCCTTATGTTTTTACACAATACAATAATTATTGGTGGTGAAATTTATGAAGTATAAATGTTGGGTTTGTGAAGTTAAAATGAAAAATACAACAGATTTTTGTATTTTATATTAGGTTAAAATGGCTGGAGAATATTTTTGGTATGAGCGCCTCGATCTTCCAAACTCCATTATGTGTGCCACTACAGAACCAAATGAAGATATTCCCTCAATCTATGAAAAATGTTCAGATATTTTTCAAATAGAAATCGAAGAGGTTTTAGAAAGTAGGAAAATTCTATGTATTGTAAAGTAGAATGTAAGAACAAGAAATGGATTGTTGCTCGTATTAGGGATGGCTACACGTTGTCTAGATGTTTTGACAAGAAACACGCTAATGCTGTAGCTGATAAATTCAATTATTGGAATAAGATGGGATGGAAAAATGACTAAATATACGTTCTACGATGAGGGGTATCTTTATGAACCTGAGTGTGATTGCTGTCTACCCTCATGGCTTTCATTCTATAGAAGTGAAGATGTTAATGCTCTTTTAGGACCAGCCTTGGATGAAGAAGATTACTACATCCATGCAATAAAACAACATCAAGGAGATATGTCCTATGGAGATAGCTATCTGTATTGCATGACCCTGGAAGAGCTAAAGAAGCTAACAAAAGAATTTGGAATTGAAGTGGAGATTGTATGAATAAACCAAACACTGCTTTACATGAAAACACGTATGCATCTGACTGGATGACTTGGGTGGGGTGGAGAATTAAACAAAATGAATGGAAAACATGGGAGAAGCTGTATCTGTTGTAATGAAAGAAACAAAATATAAAATCAATCCCAGATGGATCAGTGGATGGTTTTGCCCTGCTTGCGAAGGAGAAAAAGTATTTCAATCAGAATGTTGTATCAATTGTGATGGGAAAGGGGTTTTTGAAAGCTACAGAAACGAAGGAGAATATAAATGAATAAACAAAAGAGTGTTGAATACACTCAGGAACAAGCCTACGAACAACTGGTGGAAGTGTTTGGAAAAGATAATGTGAACTATCATGAAATGGAATATTGGGCATACCCTCAAACAGTCAGTAATACAGCAGGTCCATTCAACTGTCCTGGGAGGATTTCAGGACGAGCATTTTGTACATTCACAATTGAAGCTTGGGTGCATGGAAAAGAAGCTGTATTGTTTTGCAATAACAAACTAATTAAAGTGGTACATAATTGGGATGGTCCTGGGAGTGTAAGACTATGAACGATAAATACAAAGAACACGATAGTATTATGAATTGCCTGGATTGGAGCCTATCTAACTCTATGGGAGTTGATTGGGATGTTTTTGCTAATACAAAACAATATAAAGCCATATCCAAGGCTGTTTGGGAATTAGTTCATTTTGAATTTGAAGAAGAGGAAATTTAAATGTGAATATTAGAGAACAAGCCATCGCCTTAAGACAGAGTGGTATGACGTATGCAGAAATATCCAGCTCCTTAAATGGGGCTGTTTCTGTTGATTGGTGTAAGAGAAATCTAAAAGGAGTGCTCAAATCAGAGCAAGATGATGAATGTCTTAATGAACTTATACGTCTAGCAACAATACCAGAAGGGGTGAGTGTATATGAAGCCAATGGAGTGATCATGAAATACAACAAAGACAAGAAACTCTCCAAAGATCAAATACGATATATTAGAAACAAAGCAAAATCTAAAAATCCTGATTGTTTGTTTAGACCAGATTGGCTTTCAACCACAAAGCCTAAAGAATCCTATCAAGCTTTCTGTGCATATGTCCTGCACATGCAGGATGAGTTGGACAATCTGATAAGGTGGTATTGTGATACATTCCCTGAAACATCTCCGTCTTCTGTTAAATACGAATTATTAGAATATCTAAAACCTAACGTGGAAGGTGAAACTCTTAAACGTAGAATGGATAGAATAGAGCTTTTGACAGAAATCATGGATGAGCGTATAAACAAGTAGTGCACTTTATTTCGTATAAAACTTGGTGCACCCTGTAAAACATACAAGTGCACTTTTTTACCCCTATATTATATATGAGTGCGAAGTGCAATAATTCATTCCAGTCAAAATGTCCCAAACCCCCTGTAGAAATACAGGGGTATTTTTATATCTGTTGAAATATCAATGATAGGAAATATCAGCAGTAGGATTCATATATGGGTATCCTATAAGATCGATAGTAAAATTTTAAGATTGATCTCTGAGTAGCTTAACACTCTACCCCACCTCCATTCATCTGTCAACTAAAATTTTAAAATATCGTCTTGTACACTAATCATTGGCTTGCCAATGGACATATCGTTAACATACAGAGCACTCAATGCAATGACACTCATTGATTAGTTCTATCTCAGGATATACATACACCACTGATTGTCCTTAAGCTGTTATATGTTAAATGCACTAATTAGAACATAATAGAACTACATAATTGATTGTATTTAATTACGGTAGCATTATTAAATAATAGATAGTTGTATATAATATGTGTGTACACACATGAGATGGGGACAGTGTATAGCTACGCTATGGATGGATACATTCTATAAATAAATTATAGAACAAGAATAAAGATATATTATAAATAATATAGGAATAATTAAGCTTTATTGTAAACAATATTAGATATTAATTCCTTTTCTTGACAGAAAAGAAAGAGTAGGCTTAACATTAACTAATAAAATTAATGATAAATCATTGCTAAATAAAGAAGAACAATACAAATAAAAACAAGATATTTTATTGAATTATTCTTCGTATTGGACATTCAATACTATGTATTGAAGAATAGACACTACAAAGCTTTGCTTTGTGTTGAGAACATATTCAATGCATAGCATTGTGTTGTATTAAGCTGTCATGCATTGCATGACAACATATACATTATTCAAGACAAAGAAAAAGCCCTGTAAGAGCATTACAGGGCTTTCGTTTAATGTTGTTTAAATCTTTAGATCACTTTCTCGCTGTTTACAGCTTGCTTAATCAGAGATTCCCAAACAAGACGTTTGGAGATGACATGCTTTTCACGTTCAAGACGCATAACAAATTCGTCTACCAGAGATTGGTTCTTAGGATTCTTGGCTACGTAGGACATTTGAGTTACTCCGCTGTGTTTGCTTTGTATGGGTAAATAATAATGCCCCAGTGAAGGGGCGTCTAATTGAATTTTTCTATTGGCTGTAGGCTATTTGATGCAAATAAGCTATTTGCTGTCTTTCTCTTTCAGATACATGTGGGAACACAGAGCAAAGTCTCCTTGTTCATCCATCATCGGAGTGTATTTCTCTGCTGCTTTCCAGCATTCTTGCTCCGTAGTGAAGCTGTAAGGGATAGACTCGTAAACATCTCCATTAATGTTCAATCCAATTACAAGAGCCCAAGCTAGCATGACGTCATCCTCTGATTGTCTGGTTATTGAACAGTGAACATTGCTTTCTTGCCGTAGCTCCCTTGAGCTTTAGCGTATTCTACCATCGAAGCTTTGTCTTGCAAAGAAGTTTTTATAACTTGCTTGCTTACAGAACGAGAGGAAGACATAGCATCTTTGATCAGAGAGATTGCAGCTTGCCATTCTGTACGCATTTTGTGTTTTCCTGTAGGGCTTTCTGTTTAAGATGGGTCTATCTTACAGACTAGGCTCTAGGCTATCAAGCTTTTCTTTCAATCATTTCAGATATTCTAGATGCGCTAGGACTGCACATGATCCACAATCCTACATTGTTCCAATGATACCACCCACCGTGCAAATTACTGTACCATCTGTCATCAGCCCAGTGTGTGGCTTCTTTTGGTGCCTTAGTCCAATCAATCATTTTTGCTATTCCAGTTGGCACAGCAGCGGGAGCTAGTGTAAACATTCATTCCAGCCAAGTGATATTCTTTCACCATGTTACGAATATACGCACGATGTTCCTTGTTAGATTGTCCGTCTTGCTTGTCGATCTGGTCTACAGTTTCACGACCTTGAGAGGTTTTCAGGTTCAAGTAGATGGTCATTTCAGTATTCCTTGTGTTGATGTTTTTGCTTTCTATGGGTTCATTATACAGCTTGAGGAATCAGATGCAAGCCTTTTCTGTAGAAAAATTTATTAGAATTTAGGAATAAAAAAGCCTCCAATCAAGGAGGCTTCAGAATAGAGTGAGGTCGGCAGGATTTGCACCTGCATTGACGGATGCATTGGCTTTTATGAAGCCTCTGTGTTCCTCGCTGCTTTTAAATTAAGCTACAACCTCGTAAAGGGTGTATGTTTTACATTCCCACCATTGCAGCCAGGATACCAGTTTTGGAGAATTTAACACCATCTTGTGTGTGAGTGATTCCATACTCTTTCAGATCATCAAGCATTGCTTGTGCTGCTTCTTTGCGATTGTACACAGACACATATTCCTTAGCCATCCGATACAACCCTTCATCATTGTTTATCCATAGAGAGATATTCCACTGGTTGTAATTTTTGTAGCCGTTATAACCTTTGGAAACTTTCATGATTGGTGTCCTTTGGGTTTTTGCTTTTGATGATTAGATTTTAATTGAAGCTACGCTGCGCGTCAACTAATTTTTCTAAAAATTCCTGTAAATTTTATGCATCACAGTAGTCTATGTCTTTTACCAGTACAGTCCACAAGGCAGAATCATTAGAGCCATGCAGACATTTTATTTGGCAGCGAATGCCTTGTTTCTTAAGTGCGTTTTTCTTCATCACAGCTTGGGTAAGAGTCATTTTGAATTACCTTGTTTTAGTGTTTGAGGAAGCTTTCTTGCTTTGTTGTGCTCATTCTAGCCAGGTTTTCGAGGACATGCAAGCTATTTTTGAAAGATTTTTATAAATTTTAGATATTAAAAAGCCCCAAGGGTAGGGGCTTATGCTTATTAGTAAATCTTGAACGTGCCTTTAGGGACATACGGGTTATTGTCATCCTTTTGTAGAATCACACCAGAACAAGGTTCGGGATAATCTCCTCCGTTTACAATAACCTCACGATCACCATGCTTATCAACCATATCTTTAAGTTTCTTGATAAGCTCCGTAGCTTTAATGCCTTGATATACCATTTGTTTATTCTCCTTTATTCGATGATGAATGCTTTACCAGTGTTATCAGGCATTTCGCCTTTCGCTACAATCTTCCATTCGTGATCCTGAGTGTTGAGCTGATTCCCGATATAAAGGGCTGCTGCAAAAACATGATTGTCATTAACACCTAAGCTGTAATCCCGGCTATAAAATTTACTGCCTTTCCAGCTAGTCACCTTGATACGAGAAGGCTTGGTGTTAGTGGGGCTATAGTATTTAGTGATGAGAGTTTGCATGATGAATCTCCGATTACGTTTGTTGTCTTGATGGAGTAATTCTAAGCCTTGTCTGTCTTGCTGTCAATTACTATTTTGCATTTTCTTTTGTTTTTCTTTCTCAAGAGCCCTATAGAAGCTAGGAGAAAACAGAAAAGCTATTCGCATTGCATTCTCAATTTCAGAGATGCTAGCACGTTCAATCATGGCTTGCAAGTGACTATTCATTGTTGAGTTCTCCAGATAGCTATATCACCAGTAGGTGAAATAAACCCTTGATAGTCAGTGAATTTTACATGAGATTTGAAACCATTGTCAACAAGCCAGTTTTTCAATTCAAGCTCATTGTGGAAAACTTCCAAATGTTCATCCTGAAATCCACTGATTGGGATAATTTCTAATTCATATTTCATTTCAAATTCCTTACTGAGTTTAGAAATTGTTTGATTTCAAGCGCAAGTCTTTTATTGGGATTTAGCGCTGCTAAAGCCTGCTCTAACATCTTACAGGCTTTTTGCAATCTAGCTTGGTCTTCTGTCATCATGCTACCTTGTAAAGAACAGGTTTCTTACCACGTTTTCCAGATTCTACCTCAGCTTTCCCAACAACGTCAAGAGAGATTTTGTTATTTTCTTTCAAGAATTTCAGAGCGTTGTGGATATGGATGGGCTCAGCTTGAAGCTTTTCAGCCACTTCCTTGACAGTGAAAGCTTCGTCTTTCAGTTCATCAAGAGCAGTCATCACGCTATTGCGAAGCTCGACAGTCTCAACAGAAGCTTTACGACCCACTTTATTACTAGAAGCTTGAGGCATCATCTCTACCAACTCAGAGACGAAGGCTTCCACTTTAGCTTTGCCGATTTTGTTAGCTTTGGCGAAAGAAGCAATCAGAGCAATTACATTAGCGTTCATTTTCTTGTCCTCCTGGGACGTATGTTTTGTTTACAGCTTCATATTAATGTGTGTTGCAGAGGGTGTCAAGCTTTTTTGTTAATTCTTAGCTCCATTGAAAACCTAGAGTATTCGGGTAATATGTAACTTTTCTGCGGTTGCCAAACCAATCAGTGTAGAAAACACGGTAGGCTATTTTCTCAGGTGCAAAACGATTATCGCTGTAATCAATCACTTTGAAAACAACCTTGGATATCCCGTTTATCTCGAATTTCTCAAGTTCCTTGACAACTTGGTCTTTATTTAACATGTCTTTGTTCTCCGGGGTTTCGTTTGCTGTTGAGCTAATTAAAACAAAAAGCCCCCAAGCTGTCAAGCAAGGAGGCTAAAAATTATTCATTGATTGTTTTAATTGAAAAGAGAAATTCGATAGAATTTCTATTCAAAACCAGGCCGGCATAAGGCTGTCTTCTGTTGCGTACTTACTTATCTCATTTCCTCATACATAGCCCCGCTACAGCCAGAGCGCCGGGTTACTCATCCACGTAAGCCGACCACTCAATGTGGTTTGCAAGAAAGTCCAACGCCGCTCGATCAAGATAATCTTGCTGTTCTTTCTCGCTCATCGCTTCCCACTCATTACGATCTACATATTCGTGATCTTCGTATTTGCGCCCGGAGAAGCCGGTGCCTATATAAAGGTTGATCTTGACTTTGTTGCTCATGTCCTTTCCTCAGTAATGCCCAGGAGACTGGGCGTGGTCGTCATCCCAATAAGGTTTATTTTTGCAAAGATACAACCAAGTTAGTATCTACACTAAGATAATTAAATTTATCTGAAACATGATCCCAGTCCTCGCCATATCTCATGGCAAATTGAATTTGTCTCCCTTCAACATAAGCTTGCATCACTTCAATTTTGTATTTAACGTCATCTACATTCATTTTAATTTTCTCCTATTAATTAATCATAATTAATCAAGCCAAGAAAGCTTTGCAATGCGATATGTTGCGTAATCGAAAATTTCACTAAAAGCTTTAACGAATTCCTCTGCTTCTTCTTTACTCACTAGTTGCTTCGGATTAATATAGTCCCCAGTTTCACAAATCCAAGTTTCTCCGCTTTCTTTGTCTTCACCAATCACAACATACATTTCATTGCTCATTTTACATATCCTCTTCAATAGATGAAACATCGAAGGCACATTGCATCCAATATGCATATCCAAACATATCGTTATTGTCTTTGCATTCCATTGCTTTGTCAATGTAAAATTGCTCAAGATAACGCATTTTATTCACCACTAGTTTAGTAATTTGAAAAGATCATACAGCACATAACCAGCATTTACAAGGAAAATCACTCCGATAATGAATTTTTCTTGTTTCCTAATGTGTTTCCACATACCAGACAACGTGTACCACATGAAAACACACGCAAGAAAATTAATAATACCCATTTAATTACTCTCCCACACATTACGCTTTGCTTTGCGATGATCCCGGAAAGCTTTATGCTGTTTCTTGGAGATTTTCTTTTCTTCTTCAAACATCCAAGAATTAGATTCTTTGTGAGATTGTTTTTTCATTTTAATTATTCCTGAGCAATGATGACAAAAATAGTGTCTGGAGGAAAAGCGTGTTGTTCTTCTTGTTCTTCGCCAATTGCAAAGAAATAGCCTCCAGCCACAGTGCTACCAACATTAGTAACACCTGAGAGTTCTACAACACACTTGCTGTTGGCATAATCTTTCAGAGATTCATAAATGTAAACAGTTGCTTTTTGCATTTTATTTTCCTTCCTGTTGAGGGAGATATTGAACAAGGACAGTGCATTGTTGATTTCTTGGCAAGTCTTCTTCACATTCTTTTTTCATATTGACAAGATCACCATAAGTGTGCCCAATCTGTTCTTGCGTAGGGTCGCCAAATGTATTAATGGTAGCGCCAATTAAGAAAATTCCAATTCCACCGACAAGACCAAGAACTACAGCAGTAAAATCTTTCATTTCAATCTCCTAAATTAATTGTAGTTTCTCACACATTTTACGCACGCTGTTATCAGGACGTAGGGTAGATATGGTTGAAAGAATAAATCCATTTTTGTCTACTGTAGCCCTAGTAATTAGCTGTTTTGTTACGAAGAGAATAGCTTGTGCTAGGATGTTTGTCAAGGATTTCTTTTTATTGTGATTTTCTATTGGTTTTTCAGGATTGATAGAAGATTTCTTTTCTTCATTCCACCCATTTTCCTTGGAAAGACGTTTCCAGGCTTTAGAAAGCCTTTCATTCATTTTCATACGGAGCAATGCATAACGTTCATCGTCCATCTCGCCAGCAAAATAAGCATTGTCTAGCTCATTGCTCATAGCTTCCATACGCTCATAATGAGCATTAGCCAAGTCGATTCTATCACCAATGGCACGCCTCTTAGGCTTTGCTTTAGGGGCATCCCCATAACGAGAGATGTTAGCCATGCCATTAGGTAGCATGTGGTCAGCACACACTGATTTCCCATTCCTGGCTCCCATCAATTGCTCACCAGAATAATCATATTCATCCGCGCTGTTCCACGAACCTATAAGATACTGTCTCATTTTGTATCCTCAAGCGTCTTTATCTGCACTGAATACACAGTGCCACACGGTTACATTTTTGTCAACCCAAAATGCATTAGAAAATTTATTGTGGTGGTCAGGTAGCTTATGAATTTCCTCTTGTTCCCAACCACTAACCTCTAAAACCACTGTCCTCCCTGTTTTTACACACCAAGCAAGAGCACCCTCAAATGTTTCAAAACCTCTTACAGGAAGGCAGATGTGTCCAGTTCCTGAATAAAGCTTTGCCTTCTTTGGCGTTGTGCAATGGAAAAGCTTAGTTGGTTTCATTTATTTTCTCCAAATAAACACTCATTATTAATTTCTTTTCAACTTTAGAAAATTTACTTGATTTTTCTATGAAATTTAAAGAAATGTCTATGCTCTCTTCTTGAGGAAATTTCTTTAAACAAATTCTATTTCTATTTATTGTGGATTCTAGCTCTTTTAAACTCTTTTTATTGCATTTTTTACAAGGAATAAACCCTGTTCCATCAAATTTTCTACCATTTTCCGATTCAAAAACAAACTGACCATAAAATTTATTCGGATTTCTTTTATAGAAAGAAATCATTTCTTGTGTACAGCACTCAGGATAGCCAAAGTATTTGCCCCAAACCCTGTAAAATGCTCTATTCATTTTACTATTTTCTCCACTTAAAATAAACCCAAATAAAAATACCGCCTACGTACAAACATCGTACATAAGCGGTAGTGTATTGTCAAGCTTATTTTTCTTCTTTTTCTAGTTCTTTTTTAGCTTTACTCATCAGCGCCTTAAGAACATCTACGCCATCTGAAGCTAGTTCCATTTTTATTTCTCCTTTAAAATTCTTTCTCAAAAAGACTCATGATTTCATTTTTAAGAAGTTCAAAATCTTCTTCATCTGCATTATCAGCTTTCACACAATTAATGCAAATTTCCAAAGCATTTTTAGCAATGTATTTTGTAAAATCATAATCTCCCACGCTGTCATCAATGGATTTAATAATCTGATAACTTTGATCGTGCGTTAGAGAACTAAAATCTACAGAATTAAGAAACTCTTCTTGATCCATTGCAATATTAATATAAGACATTTAATTCACCTCCTTTTCTTTCAAATACACCACTTTACCTTCTTCAGGAAAGTATTTAGGCGAGATACTAGATGCTTTACCAGACAAGTAGCCTTCAATTGAAGTATCAATTTCAACTTGTGTACTCTCACTGACAATACAATTCCAATACATGATTGAATACATTTGATCTACTTCCTCTTGAGTTTCCAGAGTGATAACTACAGGACTAAATACAGCTTCTTTTTGTTCAATTTTTATCTTCAGTTACCTCATAAAGAGCGATAGCATTATCGGCACGATATTTAGTTTTTACAAAACTTTCAAGCTCATAGTAAATATCAGTTGAAATGTTACTTTCATGTTCATGAGCGAAATTGCAATGATTGCACATAGCAACAAGCTGGTCAAGTTCTTTTTGTGTTTCGATGATGATAGTGATAGGTTTAAAACTAGAGTTTTCAAATTTAATTTTCATTTTATTCTCCTATTTTACGAGGAAGTGTGGTTAGGTAGTTGTGATCATAAAGCCATTTACTGATTGTGTCAACAGCTTTTTGCTCATCTTTTTCATAATATAATTCAGGAAAGGGTTTGTAAATAAAATCATTACAGAAAGCTTGTCCAAGCCTCATGCATTGTTGCTCTTTCCGATTCTGATAGAAATCTGTCAGCCACTGATGAAAAATCATTTTGTTCTATTCCTATTCATTCGATCCTCTTTAATGTAATACTCAGCGCTATCTTTATAGCGGAATTGTGCTACTTCTTTCCCTCCCCACAAAACAACATAAGCTCTTGTCCATCCATCGGGATTTTTCTTTACAATCTCATAACCTTTCATTTGAATTTCCTCTGTTTGTCTCTGATAGCTAAATTCTAGACAAAAGAAAAGGGGCTGTCAAGCCCCTATGAAATTATTTTTGCATTGTTTCTTTCAATTTTTGAGCTTCTTCTTGTAGCTCTTTAATTTTATCTTCAAGTTTTTCTAGTTGAATTTCAGCTTCAGACTTAGGAGAGCCAAAGATAATTTTTTCCCACTCATCTTGATATTTTGAATACTCCACAACATCATCATTGCATCTTGGATAAATAAAATTATTATATTTTTCTTGTTTAGAATCTTTTAGAATTTCTTTGAATAAACCCCAAGCTGAACTTGCACCACAACCACTGGCTCTGCCCATAATTGCATAAAGTTTGGCAATTTGACGATAAGTGAGATGTACACTTACAACTTCATCAGGATTAATTTTCATTTAAGAGTCTCCTTAAGTTTCTGAGCTTGTTTCTCAAGCTCTTTAATTTGTTGTTGAAGTTTTTCTAGTTCAATTTCTTGCTGTGATTTCTCTTTTCGTTCCCAAATTAATTTCCCGTACACATCTTCACTCAGAACCCGCGTAATAGGCTCATCATAAACAGCAATAATATCGGTTGGATCTTCTATACCGTCGTCCCTATACAATTCTTGGGTGTATTTGTCTACATGATTCAAACATGCGGTTTGAGCATAGAATCTTCCTTCAATGAAGACCCGCATTGATCCATCACGATATTTAACACGCATAAAATTCTTAAGATCGGATTTAATAAATTCTTGTTTCATCTCTTTCTCCTGTTTAATTGGTTGACAATAGCCTTTCCAAACTAGTTCAGCTTTTCCAGCAATTTGATAACATAGTTCGGTGCTTTCAATAACTTCAATTTTCCCTTTTGTTTTATGAATTACTTCAAATACTTCTCTACAATCATCAATTCTGATTGAATTGTAAAGTACGGTTCCATCAGGAACTTTGTACAAATCAGAAAAATATGGATGTTCTTCAACATTAAGAACTTGACCCACATTGTAAAAATACCAATACCTCGGATTACTACAACTAACAATTTCTACTTTCATTTTAATATTTCTCCTATTTTTGTTTGGTGGGCCCAATAGGTAACGCTCCTAAGTCCTCCCGGTTATGAGCCAGGCTGCTTTACTTTAAGCTATAGGCCCTAATTTGGTTCCTATGAGTTAATACAAATACATTTTAGTGTGTACTTTTACGTTTGTCAACCTCTTCCCACCTGTAACTTTTAACAATTTCTTGACAGCCCTTGATTTTACAAACCCTTTTTCTTTTAGGGGCTATTTTATTATTAAAAGAAGCTGAACAAGACCTACTACAAAATTTAGGATTAGAGCTTTCTTTACCACAATTCAAGCAATTCATGTTTTTCCTTATAAAATGGAAACCCACAATTAAGTGGGTTAGGTTTGGCGCGGGCAGTAGAACTCGAATCTACATGTGTCCAGTTACGGTTTCAACTGCTTAGAAGGCAGAGCCGATATACCCGCAAATTCTTTATACCACCTATTTTACACTATTTTTCTTTGTTGTCAAGCTGTTTTTCTGGTGCTTCAAAGAAATAATCAGCAACTGAAATTGCAGTAACAGTGCTAATTGAAACACTAAAAGAGAACACGAGAGCAGTTAGGATGATTTTTACAATCCAATTAATTTTCATTTCTAAAATAAAAGACGAAACTAAGACTGAAATAAGACCAGTTGCAATAACACTCAAGGCAACGGCAAATGTAAGTAAAAAGACGGTGAACATTATTCAAAACTCCATTGTTCTTCTGAAAGAATTTTATTCACTTTCTTTACAAATTCATAAATTGTATCTTGATATTCAATATCACAATCTTCTTTTGCTACAAAGTCAAGCCAAGTCTGACAATGTTGCTCAGTAGCAATCACACTAAGCAAAATAGCGTATTGTAAATCTTCAATCGCATCAATAGCATAATTTGAAGAATACCCTTCTTTCAATTTATCTTGTTTTTTCATTTCTTCAATAATAGAAAACAATTCTTTTTTAAAGAAATCAGATTTAGGCCAATTCCACATGATTATTCTCCTGTTGTATACTCTATAGATTTAATTCCACCATGCAATTTTACCATCATCTGGCAAACAAGGCAAGGCATCGCATCTGCTGGTGTTCCATCTGACAATACACGAGCAACGTAAAGTTTACAACCCCTTCCTTTGCTTTTAATTAGCGCACTCGACTCTGCGTGGAGGAATTGTTTCAGAGGCTTCCCTACTCTCTTAGCTGCATAGAATTGCTTAGGGTGCGTAGTGCAATAAGAATTCGCACTCTCAGATACAATTCTTCCTCTCTTATCTGTAATCACAGAATAGAGTCTGTATTGTCCTTTCACATATGGGATTTCTTTTGCTTTTTCAATACAATAATCAATCAAGTTCATAACCAAGTTCTTTCAATCGTATATCATGAATTTGAGCTATAAATTTATTATAATTATAAAATTCTTTTTCTGAAATTTCTTTTGTTTTAAAATTAGCCCATGAAGCTGATGTAGATGCTTTCCCATACGTATATCCAATCATGTATTCACTGTCTGCATTTACAATAGTTACAGCCAATTCATAGAAATAGCTGTAAAGCAATTTTGAATTTCTATGAAGCATTTCTATTCTCCCTTAAGCATATAGCCAATATAAATTTCTTGCATTGTCCTGTTCTTTTCTTGCATCACAGTTTCAATATTTGGCATGTATTTTAAAGGAACTCTAAAAAGAAAATCACCCACACTTTCTATGACAATATCATTTTCAATGATCCATTCGGAAGTACTTTCACGATAAAATACTTTTGTTTTGTGAATAATTTCCATAATCTTATTCTCCGAATTCTTTTTCAAGATGCTTAAGAAGATTTCCAAGCTGACGATGCAATGCTACAACACATTTAGAAGCTTTGTCAACACAAATCCAATCATCATTGTTGTCTTTCTTGAATTCATATCCAGCTTCAATCAATTGCTTTTGGAAAACAGCGTAATGTGTTTGCATTTTAATTCCCAAAGAGGAGTTCTTTGTCTTTTTTAATAAAAGTCCAATGATGAAAATCTTCAGAATCAAAAATTTCATATGACACAAATTCATAATATTCCCCATAGGAATATTCATTTTTACTAACAGTAATTACAATCTCTGTATCATCTGGAAATTGTTCAAGCCATTCTTTAAAATCTAGAATATTCATATTTAATTCCCGTTCACTGCAAATTCATAGATGATTTGCTCAAGAGTTTCCCTGTATTCTTTCTCTTTATCAAGCTTTTCTTTTAAATCTTCAATCAAGATTTCTAAAGCTTTAATATTAATCTTCTGTGCTTCGATTGTTTGTCGTTGAATTTCAACAATTCCATTTTCAATTTGAGTTTTTTTACTGGAAATAATAAAATCCAAATTCTCAATGTCAGACATTCCCATTTTTATTTCCTCCAATTCTCACGAATACAAATATATTTGTCATTTTCATCTTTTACAACAATTCCTGACAACTGCTTACATTGCTCAAAGACAGATTTATACCCCCTTACATCAACTGAATAACATTTCAATAGAATACCAATGCAAGCCAAGATTAAAAGAATTAATACAATTTGATAATTGTCTAGTTTCATTTTTATTTCTCCCGTAATTCCTTCCATTGAAGGAAAACCTTACTTTTCACAGCCCAGTCGGTAGGGTGATTCAGAGTATCAAAAGCTACATCAATTTCAATAGTGTTGTTTGAAATATTTACACGAGGAACTCCATATTGAACTTCCCCAATAAATGGATGCTGTTCATGGACATATTTCCAGAAATCAGCAAGATCAATTTCTACAACACCTTCACCATACATAGACATTCTATTTTCTCCTATTTGCAAAATTTCACATTATCAACCCAATAACAGACAATATCCCGCATAATTTTAATGTTTCTTTCTTTTTTGATAGAATTTTTATGTTCATCACTTAATTGCACCCACCATCTTAGTGCAGACTTCATGTCTTGATATGTGTACATTATTTTACCCACTCCGGTTTGTTTCGTTTGGTCCACTCTACAGCAAGCGGCTTTTCTCTGCAAGCCCATTCTTTGAATTTAGCATTTAGATAGGCTTGATATGCTTTTGTCTGATCAAAAATACCCAGTTTCTTGTAGTTTTCAGGCATAGCCATAGCAAACGGTGTCCTGTCACCAAAAGCGATTTTAGAGGGTATTTTCCCCAGTAATTCTAGTAATTCTGACGTCTTGTGAATCTTACCACTGCGAAAGCTGTATTCATCGCACAAAGCTTTGAAATGCTCATAACCCCATTTGTAATTACCTGAACACTGCCGAATCCATATAGAGCACGGATGGTTTTTATGTGTAGGCTTGTACCCAACAATATTTCCATCAAGCTCGAAATGAGCTGTAGAAAGCATCTGTGCGAGTTCAAGAATCATTTTGACGTTATGGCGATTGCAATGGTCCTGAGCAGATTTTACAGGGCATTCGTTAGTGGCAAAGATGTTCATAGGAAATTCCTCAGATTGTTAAAGCTGTTCAAATCCTACATCATCACTATCATCCCTGTCAATATAAACTTTCTCCACTTCAGAATGTTTTTTGAATTCTTCAAGAAGGCTTTGAATAATTTCTTCGTTGTGTCCCCATTTACCTAGACTAATCCAAATACATTCTGATTCAGTTTCTTCATAAATACGAAGATCACAATCACAATCGAAAATGACAAACATTTGCCTGTCTTCATTTTCGTATTTGAAGAAGATTTTCAGCGCATGGCAACTATATACAAGTTCTATAGTTGGGGAAGTGGAAAATCCTCTTTCTCGCATTTCATGCCATCCTTGAATATTCTTCCACTCTAGAACATTTTTCCACCAGCTTTCAAAAACATCTTTGAAAAAGAATGCATTTTTATTATCAGTGACAATACAACCTTTAGTGCAAACACTCATTTTATTTCTCCTTAATCGCAAACAAAAACTACTGAATCACCCTCGGCTAGTTTATAGATCAATGAAGCCCTAGGACCTTCCTCTGTGGATTCATAGAAATAAATAATTCCATTACTGTCAATATTTGGATATGCTTCAGTTCTAACTTGAAAACTTTCACCATTATTCTTCTGAATTTCGTAAATCATTTTTATCTCCTCTGTGTGGCTTGATGTAAATACTTTAGAAAAAATAAAAGGGGCTGTCAAGCCCCATCATAAAATACTTCCCACATTGTAATAAGACTATTTTCATAATAATTAATGTTTTGTTTAAATTTGTCCACAGAAATACTATAAATATTCAGATCACACCAATCAGAAGATTCATTCTCAGCACAAATACTGATTGTACACGTTTCATTAACACCACTCCCAATATCGAACAAGTGATATCCAACATTGATAAAAAGTTTTTCATTACATTCACACACAGGAATATCAGGGTTATTAATCCTTTTTTGAAATTTCATAGATTGTGATCGGTATGAACCTTCATTTTCCCTATCTTCTTTCCAGAAGACATAACCTTTATTTTCAAGAAATTCTTTAATATTCATTTCCATTTCTCCCACTGTTTAAGAAAATATTCATATTCTTGCATAGCTACATTAAACCCCTTCTCTTCATCTGTCAATCCCCATTTAGGAGAATGCTCCAGAGAAAGGAGTGTTCCAAGCTCTTGTCTATATGTTGTCCAAACACGAGAATAATAGGGGAAAATCCATAGTAATTTCTTCTTTTGATAGATATGTACACAAACATGCCACCATCCTGTGAAATGCATTTCTAGCTTGAAATTTCCCTTATATCTCGTGAGAATCATTTTTATTTATTCTCATATTGCTCTAGAATTTCACACCGTAGATTTGCATCCATCCAATCAAAATCATCCTCGATTGAAAGGATTGTCACTCTTACACCAACATCTTCAATTTCTTGTTTTTCTTCTTCATCTAGCATATCGAATGCATCCCGATTTACAAAAACAATTTCATCAGCCCACCAAATCAAAGCTTGTGTTAGAGGGATCAGTGCAAATTCTTTATCTGCTCCTACAGCCCGAGTATTAAAACCGTATTTAATATGCAAAACATTAGCTGCTGTTGGAGAACGAAGAAGTCCAGCAGAACAGACACAGACAACCTTCTTCACTTCTGTTTGGAATTTATTACCAACATTTGCTAATTGGTTACGTTTACCTTTAATCATATCTTATATCTCCTAATAATATTCCCCTTGGTGAACAAATTCTAGGTAGCAATCTCCCTAGCCCATCCATACGCACTAATGCGCCTAGAACAGACTATAGATTACCCTTCAGAATCTGTCAACAAGAGAATCATATTCCCCTCGGAGCCACAATATTCCCCTCATTCATGAGGCACACCAATCAAAGGTGCGAGGTAGAAAATAGCTTGCATTGTACTATTTTCCGTGGTAGCTTTCCTCCCAATAGCTGGAGTCCTAGCCGTGTGCTACCAACCTTTACAGGCAATCTCTCACGTCGAGCCATGCTTTGATTCAGCTCTTTAAGGATAAAGACGAACAGGTTTACCCACAATTTCCTATCCCGAGAATGTAAACAAGACATTCATAGCCACCATTGTACCACATTTTATCTATTTGTCAACAAGCTGTGATAGAAATATTTTCTGTTGACAAGCTGAAATTTTGCTGTATGATAGGGTGTATCAAGTGATTTTAATGAGTCTCAGAGGAAAACGTAATGAAAAGAAAAGATAAATCCGAAGTTTTTTCTAATTTTATTAAAAAAGCTATTCAACTTACAGGTAATGCATTTGTGACAAAGCAAGATGCAGTGACCCATAGACTGATGTTCTATTACAATCCTTGTGTAAAATGTGGTGGAGAATACCGCTATACTTCCTGTGGGGATTGTCGTAACTGCAAGATTGAAAAGAATTACTACAATAACAAGAAAGTTTCTAAAACAGAGCAAAATAAACAAAAAGAAGTTAAAAAGAAAATTGATTCGTTGAAACATGAATTAGAATTTAATAAGATTTTTAAAGAATATGACTTTTAATGGAGATTAAAAATGATTAGCGAAGAAATTCTAAATGATATCGTAAAGGAATTTAATAAAAATGGTCCTTGTCCTCATGACAATCACTATGATATTGGATTTGGACATTTTGTTCGTTGTGATGATTGTGGCAGGGATGTTCCTAAAGAGTTTCTAGGTAGGGCAAGAATGATAAGCGCTTATCATGATGAATTGTCTATTGTTCTTCAGAAAGTTATTGAAGAATATAAAAATAAAATTTAATTTTAAAGGAGAATAATTATGCAACATAAATCAGAACTAATTAAACTGAAAAAACTTATTTCCAATAACGTTTATGATCTTTTGAAAGAATCTAATGCTATTATTGCAGGTGGGGCTATCACTTCTCTTTTTTGCAATCGTGAAGTAAATGATGTAGATGTTTATTTCCGAAGTGTTAGTGATTTCCAATTGCTCATTGAACTTCTAGAGCATGAATACGAATATTCTCTGTTTGGGCATAATATTACAAATAAATCTGTTCTTTTCCGCGACAATGGAACTGGACAGGATGTACAAGTAATTGTGTACAAATTCTTCCCAACTGTAGAAGACATTTTCAATGACTTTGATTTCACCTGTAATATGGGAGCTTTTGAGTTTTCAACGGAACAGTTTGTATTCCATGATGATTTCATGAAGCACAACAGTCAGAAATATCTAGAATTTAATGAGAAAACAGCTTATCCCATTATCTCTGCTATTCGTGTTCAAAAATACACAGATAAAGGCTATAAAATCTCTAAACCCCAATTTCTTAAAATTATGCTCACTGTTGCTGGAGTTGGAATTGATAGTTGGGAAAAGCTTAAAGACCATGTTGGAGGAATGTATGGCTTGAATCTCGATAAGATTTTCCCAGAATCTGAAGAGTTTTCACTAGATAAAGCTATTTCAATTCTACATGAAATTGAAGCATCTGCCGTAGATTATCCAGAAAACAACTTCACTTTTGATAAACTCTATGATATCTCTGCTCTATATGGTAAAGAGAAAGATGATCGGATTGTTTCTGACAATATTTTCTTTAAGAATGTGGAAAGGACCAATCAAGAAGGGATTTATCAATCTTCATATGACAATAATTTTAAATATGTGGTTGGTGAATTTGTGAACGGTGGTAAGAGAGGTGTTTATGCATGTTATGGACACGATGTTCTTTCTGCCATCTATAATGAAAATGATTGTATTCTTGAGCTTGAATGCAAAGACATTCCCCCAGAACATCAATTGTATAAATCTCAATATCAATTGATGGGTGATGTTAAAGTGGTGAACGCTTACACAAAATCAGAATTCATTCGTAAATTTAAAAGAGGGTAAAATGAAAAATCCAGTGAAGAAGAATATGGACTTCTTTAACAAGTCCTCTGTTATTGACCATTCATATGAAAAAGAATATTTGAAACTTCTTGATAAAGAAATCGCAGAAGAAAATAAGAAATATTCTCTTATTGACAGAGATGAATATTTGTACGATAATGAATGTGATGACAACGACATTGGTTGTTCTACAATTTCTATTGATTAGGAGGATTTAAATGACTACAGTTTCTGTAAATTGGGAACTTGCTCCAGAAGGAACTACACACTTCCTACCTGAGAATGCAGATTATTATAATACTTGGATTAAAAAATCTGGAAAAGACTGGTTTGTTTGGTACGATGGGGATTGGAATGAGAGTTATGATATTCATTGGTATGAAAATGAATTCATTAGTAAATCTGGTGAAGACCTAGAAGAAGAAAAACAAATTGAATGGGATGGTAAGGGTCTTCCTCCGGTTGGGACGCTGTGTGAAGTGATGCACAGCGGGCATAACAACTGGGTAATCCACAAAATCAACTACATGGGCTCAGGAATTGTTGTGTTCGAGGGCGATGAATCTGACGAATTCGCATGTCCTGTTCGTAGTTGCCAGTTCCGCCCTATCCGCACCCCCGAGCAGGTCGCAGAGGAAGAGCGGGAAAAGGCGATTGAGGAAATGATGCATGTAATCCCTCCAGGCGATATAAATTCAGTCATCATGAAAGGTCTTTATAGCGTCCTCAAGCAAGCCATGATTGGCCTATACGATGCGGGATATCGTAAGGAGTATAAGTAAATGATTAATAAGCTATCAAAAACTTTCCCGCCTGCTCTAGAATTTGATTGGGAAGTCTTAAACAATAAGACACTCTTTATCAAAGTAGAGAGTTCAATTGAGGATGGTTGGAAAACAACTGTTGTTATGGGCTTTGATACAAAAACAAATCATGCCTGTGTAATTGCAAATAAACAAGAGAGGATTAAACATGGAAGAAGTTTTTGAGTTTGATAATGGTAAATATAAGGTTGTTCGTGATGGAAATACTTATAAAACGATTTTATATCGAAATGGAGAACACTGGTATGCAGGTACATCAAATGTTTTGGGTGATAAATTATTTCATTTGATGCTCGATGAAATTATTCGTCTTAAAGAATATGAATATATGTATAAGGAACTTTGTGATTAAATGAGTATAAAATTGATCATCGAGCACTACTGCGGACATGTTAATTCTAATAACAAAGCGTGTTGTGCTATTCATGGAGAAGCTACACCATCCCTTCACGTGTATGAAGATAGTTATTGGTGTTATGGGGCGTGTAACGATGGTGGGGATGCTGCTAAATTTATCATGGAAATGGAGAATTGTAGCTTTCCAAAAGCTGTGCAGATTTACGAATCAATAACTGGTGATACAGAGCGTTATAAACGAGAAGAAGTGTTTAATTGGGAGGATTTAGTGGGTAAAGAATTTAATGATGAAGTTCATGCTAAGATCAAAGCATCTACTGGTGTAGAAAGTAAAGGTTACCGTGGGATTCGTACAGATACGAGTAAACCTTTCGGCGTTCGTTATGAATATAACGAGGAAGACGGGAATGTTTCTGCCACTTACTATCCTTGTACTAAGGAAGGTAAACTAACAGGTTATAAAGTGAGGAAACACCCAAAAGACTTCACTAGCCCTTACGGGGAGACTGGTAAGGATTGTGATTTGTTTATGCAATTTAAATTCATGAATACTCAGTCTGATACAGTTGTTGTGACTTCCGGCGAGCATGACGCTATGGCAACTTACCAAATGCTGAATGATTACATGACTTCGAAAGGCTATAAAGAAGTTCCTGTAGTTTCTTCTACTATTGGTGAGGGTGGTCTACATAAGCAGCTACAAATGCAGTATGAGTGGTTAAATCGGTTTAACAAGATCATCTTTCTGCCAGATCAAGATAAGGCGGGTATGAAAGCTCTTGAAGAAGTTTCTAAGGTAGTTCCTAAGCGGAAGCTATTTGTTATGAACATTTCCGAAAAAGATGCTAATGATGCTCTTGGAGCCGGTAAAGAGAAAGAAGTAATCAACGCCTATTATAAAGCTCGGGAATATTCACCTGTGGGTATTGTTGGGAGTTCTGAACTTCCCGATAAAATCATGGAAAGTGCTCTTGTTGAGAAAATTCCTCTTCCGCCATTTATGCACAAAGCACAGAAACTTATGGCAGGGGGTATACCACTTGGAAGGATTGTAAATCTTGGGTCAATGAGCGGTGCCGGTAAAAGTACAATTATTGATGAGTGTATTTACTACTGGATTTTTAATAGTCCTTACAAAATTGGTGTTGTAAGTCTTGAATCTGAAAGTGGTGAATATGGGATTAAGCTTCTATCGCGTCATGTTGGGTATAAAATTGATCTAATTGAAACAGTAGAAGAAAAACGTGATTTCCTACTACAAGAGCATGTACAGAAGAAAGAGTTTGAGTTGTTCTGTCACTCTGATGGCTCTGATCGGTTTAAACTGGTAGATGAACGCGACGGTAGTGTAGAAGACCTTCAAGAGCAAGTCAGTCGTCTTGTTATTGAGTGTGAGTGTAAGATTATTATTCTTGACCCGCTTCAAGATGTATTGGATGGTCTTTCAACTGAAGGTCAGGCTGTTTTTATGAAATGGATGAAAGGTTTCACTAAGAGTCACAAGGTTACTTTTGTGAATATTAACCATGTTCGTAAAAATAGTGGCGGTGCACAAGCTAATTCTACTGGAGCAGAACTATATGAGGAAGATTTTTTAGGCTCATCATCAATCTTTAAAAGTGCTTCTTGTAATATGCTTTTCATGCGAAATAAAGAAGCTGAAGACCCTGTGGAACGAAATACTACACGGATGAAAATCACTAAATGTCGCTGGTCTGGGCGTACTGCACCTGATGCTGGTCGTTACTACTATTGCAATGAAAGCCATCGTCTTTACGATTTGGAAGACTGGCTAGACAAAAATCCTCGTCAAATTGACGAGGAAATTGATTTTTAAGGAGAAATTATGCAACCTTGGGAAATTGTTTGGGATATCGAAGCCAACAATCTTTTGAATAGTGAGAGTATTGATTATACAAGCGTTCCTTACAAGCTCAAGGATAGCTTTAAAATTCACTGTATTGTTGTGTCTGTAGAGATTAATGGTAAAGAGTATTTGTATGGTTTTCACGACGGAGAAAAATATAATTTCGATGGTCGTGAGTATATTCATACTGTAGAAGGGATTACTTACAAACTTGAGGCAGGGTATATACCTGTAAATTACATTCATAAAAAATTGGAGGAATTCCCTAATTTTGTTAAAGCAATACCGGAAAATAGTAAAGTTATTGCTCACAACCAAATTAATTATGACCTACTAGCTGTAAAACTTTACTGGAATATTCCTTATTCTGTAGAAGTGGATATGAATATTGATAAAGAATTGGGTGATGACTATTGGGACGGTAAGAAAGTAATTTTTGATGATACGTTGGTGCGTTCAAAAACTTTGAATCCTGATCGTTTTGGTGGTCACTCTCTGGACAATTTGTCACAAAAAGGAGAAGCACAAAAAATACAATTCCGTAAACATATCCCACAAGAGGAACGATTTAAACATTTCGGTCCAGATATGCTTTATTACAACATTTGGGACGTTAAGGCTAATAAAGCTGTAGCTAAGCAGCTTGATGAAGAGATGAAATTATACGGATGGAACGATAAATGGAATAAAGCAATCAAATTAGAAAAAGCTGTTGCTGAGTTGGTTACTCGACAAGAGCACCGAGGCTTCAAGTTTGATATGGGTTTGGCACAAAGAAATTTGGATGAACTTGATAAATTAATGCAGGAACGTAAAGAGAAGATTGAGAAAATTCTTCCTCCCCGCACCGCCACAAAGAAAGTTCAGTCTGATTTTACTCCCCCAAAAATTCAGTTTAAAAAGAATGGTGATATATCTTCAAACCTTATTAAATTTGCAGAAAAAATTGGGGCAGAGATTAAAGAGAATCTGTTTTTGTTTGAAGGTAAAGAGTACAGTCTTCCTCTACCATTAGAACCTTTAGTTAACAGTATGGAAGCCACAATTAATGATACAACACACATTAAAGAATGGTTGGTTGGCCTGGGTTGGGCTCCTTCTGAATATAAGGAAAAAGATTTGACTGTAGATGTTAAAAAGAACAGACTACCTCCTGAAAAACTCAAAGCGGCTATTGAACGCTACGTAGAGCAAACAGTAGATAGTAATTTTTGTAAAGATCGTTGTGAACATCTGGGTATCAGTGTAGGCCCTAGAATGAGCAAAGAAAGTATTGCAAACAAGCTAAAACACGAGCTTGTCAAACGTACCGAACGCCGTGGGGGAATTCGTGTACTAACAAATCCTAGTTTTACCGTAGGACAAGAAAAAGAAATTTGCCCTAATCTACAAGAACTTGCCAATTCTAAAGAAGAATTAAATTGTATCACTGATATTACAGAATATCTAACTTACAGGCACCGCCGTAACAGTATTCTAGGCGGCGGTGCTGATTGGGAGGATGACGAAGAACCAGAGAAGGGTTATTTAGCTGCTGTAAGAGAAGATGGACGTATTCCAACTCCTGCTGATACCTGCGGCGCTGCAACATCTCGTTTCAAACATCGGTTAGTAACAAACATTCCTCGTGTAACATCTCTTTATGGTGCTAACATGCGAGCTATGTTTGGGGTAGACGACGATTGTTATCAAATTGGTTACGATTTTGATAGTCTAGAAGCACGAGAGGAGGCTAATTTCTGTTGGCCATACGAGCAAGGTAATCAGAAAGAATATTGTAATTCTCTGCTTTTGGATAAACCAAATGACGTGCATACTAAGATGGCTGAGAAGATTTCTGCAATTATTGCCAGGGAGTTTGGACGTTCTCCTGCAAAAGCTGTAAAATATGGAGCAACCTACGGTGCGCAGGGTCCAAAAATTGCCAAGACTATTGGTTGTGATGTAGAGACAGGTAATCAGATTTTTGAAGCTTTTTGGGAAGCTGCCGCTCCTTTGAAAAAACTAAAAGATGCGTTGAACAAAGAATGGACTTCTTTTGATAAGAAACGTATTGTAGGGATTGATGGCCGACTTGTTCCTACGCGATCAGCTCACGCAATTCTTAACAGTAAATTTCAAAGTGCTGGTGTTATTTGTGCTAAAAGAGCTATGGTGATTCATGATCGTAAGTTGAAAGAGAATAATCTTCTTGTAGATTTCTTTTCTGACAATTTGACCACTCAAGATTTTTGTCAACAACTAATTGCTTACCATGACGAAGCACAATTAGAGGTGAACAAGAAATCTGTAAAATTTAAAATGTTTCAAACTAAAGAGGAAACAGAAGAATTCAAGAATCTGCGTTTTACAGAGTTCGGTGAAATTTGGAGTGATGTTAAACCATCCCCAAAAGGAGGATTTTATGTAGCGTATTGTAAGGCAGGGCAACTAGCTATCGAAGCTGTTAATCAATCAGGTAAGGATTACAATATGGTTATTGATCTGACGGCAGGATATATGCTAGGAAGAAATTGGGAAAATTGCCATTGATGGTGTAAAATAAAGCTTGACATCTTTTTGTTTTAGTGTACAATAGATGCCATGTGTTGAAAACAAAGGAGAAAATAAATGTTTAAAATTGGTGATAAATTTAAGATTGAAGTGATTGTGAATGACTTGTGCGACGAGGGTGTAAATTTAACGACCAGCTCAGGCTATGAATATTGGATTGCAGAAGAAGACCTAAAGCTTGAAGTGGAGAAGGCTGACAAAGAGTTTGTAAAGAAATCTCTTGAACGTCAAATTAAAGAACTGCAAGATAAACTGGAGAAACTACAATGACTAATTATGTTGTGAGGGTAAAAGCTTATTCGGAATTTCTTGTTACTAATGCTGAGTCGGAAGAACACGCTTTCGATCTTGTAAGTGATGAAATCAGTCTTAGTCCTTTTGAAATTGATGAAATGTATATTGACCAGACTTTGGAAGAAGACGATGAAGATTTAGACCGTTATAAACGTTTAATTGATAATGTGATTTGATTGGAGAAAGTAAATGAAACAATTTAAACGTGACGTAAATAATGTAAAGGGTTGGGCTGTTATTGATGAAGACGTGGGTTTGATTGATATTTTCACCACTCGTGAATCTGCTCGTCATAACGTACGATATGCAAAACAACATGGTCACAAACAAGTGATTGTTCGTCTAGCTTTTGATAGTGTGGTGCGATAAAATGAATAAATCTACTCAATTTCCTATCTTTGGAATTCTTGGTCTGATTTTTGTAACGCTAAAACTTGCTGGTATTGGTGTTGTTGCAACTTGGAGTTGGGTATGGGTACTGTCTCCTTTTTGGATTCCTCTTACAATTGCTTTAACTCTGATTCTCATTGCTGTCACTATTGGTGTGATTACAAATCGTAATCTTAAATAAAGGAGAAAATAAATAATGAATGCTCGTAAATCTAAAGCTCTACGTAAAATCGCTCAGAAGGCTTCTGTTGGTCTTCCTTATGAACAATACGAAGTGGTGTATAAAAATGTTCGTGCTTTCACTGATCTGACTGGTAATGTGAAACCTTATTATGTGCACACAATTGGTCTAGTTGCTAATTGTGAAAAATCAATCTACCGCGAGCTTAAAAAGCTTTGAAAGAATTCAAGTAGCAATACTTGATTATTGCAACACCAAAACTGAGCGAAGTCTCAAAACTTAAAAACTGCAAAAAGGAAATAATATGTTTGAATTTAATGTTGAAAACGTAAACACTAACACTGCTAATAATTCTGATCGTCCTCAAGTTGACTGGGATGCTCGTGCTAAATACATTGTTGAAAAAGTTGGCACTCAGAAAAAAGCTAAGGCGATGATCGGTATCATCAGTGGTGTAATTGATCTTGGTCTCCAGGCTCAAGAAGATGCTAAAATGGAATTCAAAGGGGATGAGGCTGATGAAGCAGCAGAGCTAGAGAAAAATCCAGAGCAATACTTTGAAACACTGCCAAATGACAAAGGTGTTCCTACTCGTTACAAACGCTGGAAAGTAAAGCCTTGTCAACAGGTAGCATTTACTGTGGATTTCCCAGGGGTCATGATTAATCAAGGGCAATTTTTTGGAGACGAAGACTCAAAAGAGCATCCGCTGCGTCTTCTATTGAACGGAGAATTCTACATTAAAGAAATCGGAAAAGTTGTTGGCAAGCCGTATAATGTAAAAGAAGTTCGGAATGATGACGGCTCATGGAGCTTTAAATCTAACACTCAGATTCATAAGCTGGCATCTGCTACTGATGTGCTTGATGAGAATGGTCGTTTTAAACCACACATGATTGGTAAACTTCTCGGTAAAGCTGCTCTTTTTGAAGTGCAGGTCTTCCTGCAAGAGTCAGGTGGTAAACATTACCTGAATGAGAAGATTAAACTATCTGGTCAAGTGCCCGATGTGATGGTGCCGATGATTCCAGAGCTGCCCCAGGAATATATTTATGGCGTTAATTTTAAAGGAGTTCAAGACCCTAAAATTCTAAAACAACTTCGTCAAAGTGTAGTGAACACTATGCGTATGGCTCAGAATTTTGAAGGCAGTGATCTTCAAAAAGCTCTAGACGTCCTTAAATCTAATAATCAAAAAGAAGAACCTTCCGTTCCGGTAGCTAAGGAAAAGCTGTCAAAACAAGAAAAGGAAGCTATGGATGTTGATTCTTTCGATCAAGATATTCCTTTCTGATGTAACAGGTAAATAAGGGGAACATTGTTCCCCTTTCTTTTAAAGGGGAAAATTAAATGATTAATGTAGAGCTAACAGAGCGTGAATATTATATTCTCAATGTAATTCTTGGCCACCTTGTCCCAAACAATCACACATGGTCTATCCTTGAGAAATTCGACATGGAACTAGACTGTGTAGATTATGCTAAACTCCAATTTCAAAAAGATTCAGATGGTTTTATGAATTTTGGATTTTGGGAGGATAAGGAATGACTGATAAAGTTGATTTCTTGGTGGATAAAAATACTGAAATGCTTGAGGTGCTGATTAATGGTCGTACTATAGCTTTTGGTAATTTTTGGGACTTTGATTATGTAAGAGATGTTCCAGCTCTTCTTCGAGAGCTTGGAATCAAAGTAGAAGTTAAAAACTGTCACATTATTATAGATTGAATAAAGGAGAATATTATGTTTGATTTCTTTAAACGAAAAACTCAAACGGTGTTTGTAAGTGGGGTGTTTTACAAAGAAATGTGCCCTGAAAACATTCATGTATTTTGCGAATACGAAAAAGTTGGTAAAGGTCGAACCTATGAGACACCCTACGATTTTATTGATGCTGTTAGAAAACTACATCGGCAAGGTGGTTACATTACTAAATTTGAAATCGTTAATTTCTAAGGAGAAATAATATGAAAGAAGTAGAACTATTTAATCGTCTAGCACAACTAGAAGCTGAAAAACTCACTCTGTCTGAAGATATTCGTCAACTGAAAGCTGATGTTAAATATCATCCCGAAGACAATCCAAGTGGCATTGCCAGTGATGAGATTAAAGTGATTGCGCAAGCTGCAAAATTAAAAGCAAAGCAAGATTTTAATGAAAAGAAAGAGTTAGCGATTGCTGTATTCAAGAAATACGAAGAACTTGCAGGAGAGGAATAATGAGTAGAGACATTCGTGACAAACTGATGGTTGGACTCCACTATTCAGATATGGAATCATGGCTAAAAGAAAAGTGTGATTCTGATGATGTTTTTGGTAATATTTATGAGGTCATTGAATATTATTTTGATTACATGAGTCCAGCTTATGACAGCCCTAAAGAAGAATGGTTTATTGGTTTTCACATAATGAATGAAGTACCTCTTAAAGAGTTGGTTGAAAACGTTAAAGAAGCTTCAGAAAAGTTTGAGAAAATTACAGGTATCACTCCTGTAGTGAAAGGAGGTGCACATGTATTTTAATGATACAGAGACAAAAGATGAAATTATTGAATGGTATGAAGGGTTGATTGATTTTCTGCAAGATCATGTCCCTTGTCTTGATGATTTGATTCAGCTTTATGAAGAAGAACAATGACTAAAACAGCAATTGTCGATCTTGACCTGTATAAGTACCACGCAGCAGCTGCCGGAGAGTCGCGATCTGTACTGATTACTCACAAAACCACAGGCAGGACACTGGAGCTACCAACACGTACGGATTTTTACGGCCACCACTTAAAAAAATCAGGAGGGAAATTAGCAGAAATTAATAAAAATCGTACTAGCCCTTTTCTTTGGGATGAATTTGAATATGAAGATATCCAGCGTGCTGAACCTATTGAGAATGTTTTGCACACAGCTAGGGTTATGGTAGAAAAAGATTTGAAGCTCTCTGGTGCAGAAAATTATTTAGCTTTCCTTGGAGAAGGAGAATCTTTTCGTGTAGATTTGTCCACAATTCAGAAATATAAAGATAGAGAGAGTCTTCTAAAGCCTTTACTTTTGGAAGAAGTGTCTCACTATTTAAAGAAAAAATTTAATGCAGAGATTGTAACTCAGATTGAAAACGATGATCGTGTAGTTATTGAGTGTTTTAAACGTCCAGATCGTTTTGCTCTTATTGAAGATAAAGATTTCTGGGGTTGTCCAATTAATGTCTGGGATCGTAATCAACAACATCGTGGAATTGTCAACTGTAATAAATTTGGGCATTTATTTTTAGACTCGAAGAATAAAGTCAGAGGAGAGGGACGTATATTTTTCTACTGGCAATGTTGTGCTTCAGATAAAGCAGATGGATATGCTGCTAACTCCGCAAGTGATAAGCGATGGGGCGATAAAAAAGCATACTATGCTTTGGTCAACTGTACAAATGATAAGCAAGCTTTAGAGGCCATTGTTGCCGTGTATAAGATGCTTTATCCCGCACCTAAAATTATTGAAGGATGGCGAGGCGATAAGTTTGAAATCGACTGGCTTTACGTTGCATCTGAAAATTGGCATCTTGCTAGAATGTTACGAACTAAAAAAGAACTTGAAAATAAAATTGAACTGAAGGATGTTCTCTTAAACCACGGGATTATCTAATGGAAATAATAGACAGAAAAACAGCTATAGACCTTGGGTTTACTCGTTATTTTACTGGTAAACCATGTAAAAATGGACACATTGCACAGAGGAAAGTTGAGAGTGGTTCTTGTGTGGAATGTGCAAGACTCGTGACCAGTAGATGGAGACAGAACGGAAGTAAGGCAAAACAAAATTTCAACCCAAAAGGTAAAAACCTACCGTCACAAGATTATTTGAGAGAGTGTTTTGATTATGTTTTTAAAACAGGTGAGTTGGTTTGGCGTTCCAGGCCTTTAGCACATTTCAAAAATGAAAAAAGCTGTAAAATATTTAATGCAAAATTTGAAGGGAAGGTGGCCGGTCATTATCATAGTAGAAACGGTTATTTAGAAATTAGATTCGGTAATAAGCTATTTAAAGGTCACAGAATAATTTGGAAACTTCTTACAGGCGAAGACCCAGAGGGGATGTTAGATCATATTAACAATGACCCCAATGATAACAGAATTGAAAATTTAAGGGTTGTAACACCTCAACAAAACGCAAGAAATTCTTCTAAAAAGATTTCAAAAAGTGGAAGTCCTTACAAAGGTGTTTGGTGCGAGAGAGGGAAGTGGATTTCAAGTTTGACGATAAATGATATATCTTATGATAAAGTTTTTGACACGGAAATTGAAGCCGCCATAGACTATGATAAAAGAGCGTTTGAAATTTTTGGAGAATTTGCTAATCTGAACTTTCCAAGAGATTTTGCAAATGAGTAGAAATCCATGGGACGATGTTCCTCACGTTTGGAAAGATGAAAAAGCCTATTTTAATTGGCTAAGAAGCTCAATTAGACGTGTTTGGACTCGCCACCCTATCAAGATAGCCTACAAACAATCTCGTCGATATAAGGCCCCTGTGGGCCGTAATAACAAGGATGTTTGGGTGAGTGATTGTGAGATGTGTGGAAAACAATCAAGAGATTGTGAGGTGGACCACATTGAAGGTGGTTATGGTTTTAAAGATTGGCAATCTTTCACTGAATGGAGTAAAATGATTCTTTGGGTTACATTTGATGATTTGAGAGAATTGTGTAAAGATTGTCACGCTGCTGTTACATTATCCCAAAAACTTAGTATTCCTCTAGAAGATGCTTTTATTGAAAAACAAGTGATTGAGATTTGTAAATCAAAGAAAGACAGAGTATTCATTAAAGAGAATAATGAAATTCCAAAATCAAATGCAGCGCAAAGACGAGAGCAAGTGAGAGAAATTCTAAGGAGAAATAAATGAGAACTGAAGAGGCGTATACGGAGCTTTCTGTTCAATTAGCTCGTATTGAAGCTAAAGTGGATAAAATTTTAGAAAAAGAACACTTCACATTTGAACTTGATAAAATCACAAAAGCAATTGATAGTGGTACTTTGTCCTTTCCGCAAGGTTTGGAGCGAAGAGAGTGCATTAAAAACACTCTGCTGGAATTGGAAGACGCTTTTAATAATCCAAATCTTGCAAAATCAATTCTGGACGCAGTAGATAATCCTCTGCCTGTTTTTAATGCCCACATCACGGAGACAATATAGATGAAAGTAGAATACTCTTCAAAAGATGGTGAAAAATTCACAATGACTATTTCTGAATTAACTGCTGGTCAGATGGATGCAATTCGTATTATTCTGAAAAGCTCAATTGAATACAGTCAGAGTTTACAAGCTGATGCTAAAGTTTTTGATTTAGACCAACTTGTCCAAGATGTAATTTCTGGAAAGGTAAGGGTGCGATGAATAATTATTTGTATTCTGAACTACTACAGCTTTGTGTGTTTTCTCTTGTATGGATGAATCAGATTGTCTAATTATCCTGGAAATGTTGTAGAGCTATTTAAAAAGAAAACAGAAGAGAAAGAAGAAAATGTTCCTTTTGATTGGAAACGTCATGTTGAACTAACAAGGCAAGTGCAGAATGGGTTTTATACATTGAATGCCCATCAAAAACAAATTGCTTATGACACAATCGCAGAACATTACATCACTCTTCTTGAATGTATTTTTGATAATGATTTGGAGAATTAAATGGAAGAAAAACGTTGGTGTTTTGTGCGAGATGATGATGGTCATTGGTATTTGATTCCTCTGGAAAATCAAGAAGAATTTTACAATGATTTAGAAAAGGGAGAAGAAGATTATTGGTGTGATTTTAATAGTAAATGGGAAGGATACAGGGAAGACACCCCAGCAGCATTCAGTTTTTCAAATCCACATTATGAATGATAAGGAGTATTAATGAGCGGTAAACGTCATTTAATTGTAGCAGACACACAATGTAAACCAAATCATGATATGAGTTACATGAAAGCAATTGGTAAATACATTGCAGATAAACGTCCAGATGTTATTATTCATATCGGTGATCATTATGATTTTGAGTCTTTGAGTAGTTATGATAAAGGTAAGAAATCTTTTGAAGGTAGACGTTTGATTGCAGATATTGAAGCTGGTAACAAAGGTATGGAACTTCTCCTTGAGCCAGTAAGGATTCTCCAACAGCAACAACGTCGATTCAGAAAGAAAGTGTATTCTCCCAGAATGGTCTTTTGCACTGGAAATCACGAACATCGTTTTGATAGGTTGGCCAATGACATGCCAGAACTTAGCGGTTTTGTTGGCACAGAAACACTAAACCTTGAGCAGTATGGTTGGGAAGTTGCTCCTTTCCTTAAACCTGTAGAGATTGATGGCATCTTTTACGTCCATTACTTAGCAAACCCTTTCAGCGGTAAACCCTATGGGGGAAATGCTTTAAGTCAATTAAAAACTGTAGGTCGTTCTTTTGTTGTTGGGCATAAACAATTACTTGATATGGCTATTCATCCAACCCTTGACGGTAAAATGCAGATTGGTATTATCAACGGCGCTTGTTATCCTTTCGACGAGTATTATAAGGGTTATCAGGGAAATAACCACTTCAGAGGTATTATGGTACTCAACGAGGTTGAGGATGGTTTTGGACTTCCTATGCCAGTATCTCTTGATTATTTAATGAATAAATATCTTTAAATATTGTTTGACAAGTAGACAAATACATGCGATAATATTCTTACAAGCTAATTAATTTCAGGAGAAATAATATGAGTGAAGAACGCTATTTTAGAGTTGTTGGACAAAATAATGATAAGGAACAGTTAGGGGAACACTATTTTGAGGTTGGAACAATCGGTCTACTCAAAGCTTGTGATGCGGAAGATGGCTCTTATGAACTAAGCTCTGTGAGTAATAAAAGAGAACGCTGGTGGGTAGAAACTCCAGCCCTTCAAGAAGTATTCAAACCCAAATCCCAGAAATTTGTAAAACTTTCCGACAACGCTGTTGGATTCAGGAAACTAATTCCTGGCTATGCATACGAAGTGCTTTTTGAGGATGAGGGAGAATGGGGATATGTTTATCAAGTGAGAGAGCTTCTTACGGATAGCATTATCAATTGCAAAGTGAGTAAGAATCGGTTTGAAGTGTTAAAAACATATGACGCATTGCGCAACACTGAACAAACAAAAGAAATTGTAGATATTGTTTCAGGTTCTGCTCTAGATAAACAAATCAGTGGTACGCATTATAAAGGTTGCAAGATTCAACCTATTGAATACATTCATGCAAACAATTTGGATTATTTTCAGGGTAATGTCGTGAAATATGTCACTCGTCATAAAGATAAAAACGGAGCAGGGGACATTAAAAAAGCTATTCATTATCTTGAACTCATTCTTGAATTGCAATATAAAGAAAAACCTTAATAGGAGAATAAATAAAATGAGAATCATCGGTGTGGATGTTGATCTGACAGTATGTCCTTCTGACAGAGGTTGGAGGAAATGGCTCAAAAAGAGGTGTTCTGTTGAATATCCTCTCGGAGATTACGAATCACCTCCTTATAATCTTGGAACACAATTTGCTGGTGTTGACGATCCCTATGAATATTGGCGAGAACTTGATTACTCTCAATTTCAACCTATCGAAGGGAGCGTGGAATGCCTTAAAGAATTGTCTAAACATTTCCAAATTGTTTTCATTTCAAGAATCAAAGGTAATCACACAAAAAGTAAATATTATTGGTTGAAAGAACATTTCCCTTTCATGCATGAATATGTTGCTTGTCATAAAAAACATGTGATGAATAAAGCTGTAGAATGCATGATTGATGACAGGCTTGATGTGTTGAAAGGGTTTGAACCTCAGAAAAGAGTGCTGTATAATACTCCCTACACGCAATCTGATGAGTGTGCTGTAATGCATCAGTTTAGTGTGTGGGATGAACGAATTGTAAAAGAAATCTGTGTTTATTATTAGTAAGGAGAAAAAGTGAAAGACCTCGTAAAATTCTACAAAGCAATTAATGATTGGAACACTAAAGCTGGTGTAAAGGATTGTGTTTATGATACGCAAGAGTGGTGGCAGGCTGTCACTCTTCAAGCTAAATTACTGGTAGAAGAAGCTTCTGAAACTGTTGAAGCATCGGATTATGGTGATCCTGTTGAACTGATCGATGGCGTTGTGGACACTTTTATTATTTTGTCTAAGTTTATGGATATTCTAGACAAAGCAGGATTTGATGTTTCTGGAGCAATGCAAGCAATCATTGATAACAATGAAAAGAAAGTGTTTGATAGTTATTATCAGGCTGTAGAAGAAAAAGAAAAACTAGAAAATCGAGATGATATGGAATACACTATCGAAACTTCTATTTTGAATGGTCTTCCCTTCTACTCGGTTAGACTTCTTTCTGGAAAAATCGCAAAGCCTGTAGATTTTCCAAAAGTTGATCTTTCAAAAATGATACCGAGGGGTTGAAAATATGCCGAAAATAAACTATCCACAACTAAAAGAGGGGGACGTTTACAATGACCTTAAAATAAAAAATATTTATTTTAAAAAGACCTCTCCTGAAAAGAAATATGGTAGAAAAAGATTCGTCGTAGAATGTTTTTGTGGAAATGTGTTTGATTGCGACTCTGCAAATCTGATGAACGGTCACACGAAATCTTGTGGTTGCATCTATCAAACAATTACCGGCCTTCCTAGACAGAATCACGGAATGTCAGAAACACCCACTTGGCAAAGTTGGAAATCAATGTTACATAGATGCCTAAATCCAACAGAACGTGAAAAACTATATTATGGCAATATTGAAGTTTGTAAAGAATGGATTCTTTTCGAAAATTTCTTTGCTGACATGGGAGAACGTCCTGAGGGAACTTCTTTAGACAGAATTGACCCGAATCTTGGTTATTTTCCAGAAAATTGTAGGTGGGCAGACAGGACAATTCAGTCGTATAATAGGAAAACATCTAGTAAAAACACATCGGGGGTTACTGGAGTTTATTGGTCCAAGGCTATGAATAAGTGGTGTGCTTATATTAATAAGTATAATAAGAGGGTTTACACTGGATATTTTGAAGATTTTGATAAAGCTGCTGAGGTTAGAAAAGAAAAGGAGGTAGAGGTATATGGTTTCAATGTTTGATGGCAAGATAGCAAAACCCGTCAATCATCCTAAAGTAGATTTGAGTGAATTTATCCCATAATCATGAAATGGCAAGACTATATTAAAACAGAAAAAGACTATAAAGCTTTGAAAGAAAGTGGTATGATGTTTGAGTTTCATCCTAATATCCCGCTTTCCTGGGAAGAATGTCTAAAAGAATTACAAAGAGAAGAAGGAGAAAAGGAATATGTCAAATCGTACAATTAAAGTTGTAAGCAGTAGTTGGTGTAAACAATGTGGGGTCCTCAAAGATATGCTCACTCGAAATGGAGTGATTTATCAAGTAATTGATGCTGATGAAAACATGGAATTTTGTATGGAGAACAATATTAAATCTCTTCCAACTACTCTGATTTATGAAGGAGATGAAGTGAAGATTATTCGTGGTGTTGGTAAGCTGGAGGAATATGTCTAATGGAAATTAGCGCTAAAATTATTGCTCATTCCAAATCAAGTGTTAATGGCAAAGAGATTATTACGTTTGAACTTCAGTATCCTCGGTTTATTCACTCAGAACTAATGACGCATCGGATGTTCAGCCGTAATGCTGCAAGTAGTCGTGCTATCCCAATTGGTAAAATGATTGAACAAGTACGGAATGATCCAGCAATGCCTGTTCACTGGGGTAAAAATCAACCTGGGATGCAAGCTAAAGAAGAGTTGAATAGTGTTGATGCTATGTACGTTGATGAGCTTTGGCATCAAGCAGCTATTGCTGCAAGTGAGTATGCTGAATCAATGGCTTCCGCTGGACTGCACAAGCAAGTGGTCAATCGTATTCTTGAGCCATATCAATGGATGAAAACCGTTCTAACAGGCACAGAGTTTGAAAACTTCTTCTGGCTTCGCAATCATGAAGATGCTCAACCAGAAATTAAACGTCTTGCTGAAGTGATGCTTGAAGCTAAAGAAAATAGTGAACCTGTTATTCTGAATCCTGGGGATTGGCACACACCTTATTACGCAGATGGCTATTGGAAAGATGATAGTCACTCTGAAAAATATGCAACTCACAGTTGGCTTGTGGAAAAAGAAGACCGTGAAGATTTTGATGGGGTAAAACTGAAAGATGCTCTTGCTACCAGTGCTAGCTGCTGTGCTCAAGTTTCATATCGTGCCTTGGATGATAGTCTTGAAAAAGCTCAAATAATTTATAAAAAACTGGTAGAAAGTGAACCTGTTCATGCAAGTCCTTTCGAGCACCAAGCCACACCAATGAAAATTCCAGAATGTGATTACTGGACTGATGCAATTTGGGAAGCACTCTGTCAAGAAGGAACTACGCACATGGATCAAGATCAAAAAATCTGGTCTGGTAATTTCATGGGTTGGATTCAACATCGGCAAATCATTCCGAACAATGTAAAGCGAGGCTGAATGATGAACAATCAAGTATTCCCTTTTAAAGAACGAGAAGATTATGCTCTTTCAGCCTGGATCAATGACCTTCTGAATATTATTAAACGACGTGCTTGGCTTGCAAAGAAAGAAGATGCTTTTCTCCTTTTTGTAGAAAATAGTGCAGAATTTATGGAAGATTACTCTGATGGTCTGTCGCCTATGGAAAGTTATCTAGAATTTGAAGGAGAAGAATAAATGACGCCACGTCACCTAAGCATTATTGATCTAGCCAACAGCGTTCCGGGCGCTGTTGGTATTATGAAACGAAATAACAAAGAAGAGGTTGATGCTCTTCTGCATTCTCTTGGTTTTTGTACTAAGATGGGCTACACATTTGAAGAATGTTATCATCGGCCATTTACTTCTAAAACAAAAGAGCCTATTTATGGTATGCGAATTGTAGGCATGGAGCGAAAGGACCCTCAGTGGGTTAATTCAGAACATTGCTCGTGGGAAAACAAGATTGAAGAGATTGATGAATATCTTAAAGATGATCTTGAAGCTATGAGTAAGCAGAGTAACTTTACAGCAGATATTCTTAAACATATCGAAAATAATAAGGAATGAAAGTGAAAGAAGATGTAAAAGAACACCTTGGAATTATTATTGACTACTCACGAGACAATAACCTTCCAGAACAAGGATTGGTTATGCTCACAGCAAAAGGTTTCTATAAGACAGAAAAAGAGAACAGCCCTCAAGAAACTTTTGCTCGTGCTGCGGTTTGTTATAGTTTTGGTGATTACGATTTTGCTCAACGTATTTACGACTATGTTTCACAGGGATATTTCATGTATGCAAGCCCTGTTCAAACAAACGCTGTAGAGATTGATTGGCCGACGTTCACTGAAGAACAATTTGAAGAAGCTGGTGATTGGTTGGAAGAAAACGTAGAGCCTAGTGGTATGCCGATTTCTTGCTTCCTTTCTTATATTGATGACAGTAAGAGTGGATTAACCAAAACTTCAGCAGAAGCTAAAGAGCTTTCTATGATGGGAGGTGGTGTTGGTATCTACGCTGGTAATAGGAGCCCTGATGAAAAATCTACTGGTGTAATGGCTCATGCTGGGGACTATGATAACATGACTATTGCTTACCGTCAGACAGCTTCTCGTCGTGGTAGTATGGCTATGTATTTGGATATTAATCACCCAGAACTAGCAATGTTTATGGATATGCGAAATCCAACTCGTGGGGATGAAAACAAGAAATGTTTTAACCTGAACCATGGGTTGAATATTCCTGATGAATTTATGTTCGCTGTTATCGCCGATGAAGAATTGGAGTTTGTCGATCCAAAACACGGACCTACTGGCCGTAAAGTAAAGGCTCGTGATGTTTGGAAACACTTAATGGAAACTCGTTTTGAAACTGGTGAGCCTTACATTCTTTTCATTGATACAGTAAATCGAAATCTTCCTAAGCAAATTACTAAACCAACTTACAAAGTTCGACAAAGTAATCTCTGTTCTGAAATTACACTAATGACAAGCTTTTCACGAACTGCTGTTTGTTGCTTGAGTAGTCTGAATCTTGAAAAATTTGATGAATGGAAAGATACTAATATTGTTGCAGATTTGATTCGTTTTCTTGATAATGTTCTGGAGTATTTTATTCGTCTTGCTCCGCCAAGTATCAGTCGAGCAGTTAATTCTGCAACCAAAGAGCGAGCCCTTGGCCTTGGAACACTAGGTTGGCACAGTTATTTGCAAAGCAAGATGATTCCTTTTGAATCTGGTGGATTTAATAGTGCAGTGTCTCATACTCAAATGATCCACTCATACATTAAAGAAAAAGCTGAGAAAGAAAGTCTTCGTCTTGGCGCTTTGCGGGGGGAGGCTCCTGATTGTCGTGGAAGTGGTTTTAGAAATAGTCACCTTACTGCAATTGCTCCGAATGCTTCTTCTGCCAGTATTCTTGGTGCATCTCCTAGCAGGGAGCCTTGGGCCAGTAACGGTTTTGTGAGTCAGGGCCGGGCTGGGAGCTTTCTGATCAAGAACAAATATCTTAAACCAGTTTTACAAAAATATGGAATCGATAATGAAGAGACGTGGGCAAGGATTGTAAAAGAAGAAGGTAGCGTCCAATGGATTGAACAACTATCAGATCATGAGAAAGCTGTGTTCGCTACTGCTCGTGAAATTGATCCTATGTGGATTGTAGAACTAGCGTCCAATGCACAACAGCATGTTTGTCAATCAATTTCAACAAATCTTTTCTTCCAGGCAACTACTACTGCTCAACAAATGTCAGATGTTCATATTTATGCTTGGGAAAAAGGCTTGAAAAGTCTTTATTATTGTCGTGCACAGGAGCCTGTTAAAGCGGATGTTGGAACAGGTAAAGAGCGTCCTCTTAATGCTGTGAAGGTTAAGAAACGAATCGAATATGATAAAGATGGTTGTCTGAGTTGTCATGGTTAAAGGAGTGAAATAATGAGTGTTTTTAAAGAAAGCAAAGCTTATCGACCATTTCTATATCCATGGGCTGTTGAAGCTGCTAAGCTACATTCAATTGGTATGTTTTGGGATGTTCATCAAGTTGAACTCCAAGATGATCTTCGTGAATATAACAGCAAAGATGGTCTTGCAACTCCGACAGTAAGCCATGAAGTAAACAAGCGAAAGATTGATTTGATTCTTCCTCTGTTCACTGAAATGGATAAAACTGTTGCTGGTGGATATAAGAAAATTCTCCCATATTTCAAGAATAATGAAATCAGTAATATGATGCTGACTTTCGCAGCTCGTGAAGTTACGCATCAAAGGGCTTATGCTCTTGCTGGTGAAACTTATGGTTTGATGGATGCTGACTGGTCCTCATTCCATGAATATGCTGAGATGAGAGAAAAGCTTGATGTGATGGGAGAAGATTTAACCAAAGCTCACTATCGTGATGAACTCAATGCTCTAATTGGTCTTGGTCAAATTCTTCTTGGTGAAGGTATTGGTTTATTTGCTGCATTTTCAAAACTTTTGAATCTGAAAAGATTTGGGAGGCAAATTGGATTCAATGATATCAACCAATGGAGCCTAGCAGACGAACAAGAACATGTGACAAATAACATTCGCACATTCAAAGAGGGACGAAAAGAGCTAGACGAAGTTGAAAAAGAAATTCTCAAAGAGGCTATTGAGAAGCTTGTAAGAGGGTATGTTGAAGCTGAGCATAAGTTTATTAACCTTTTAAGCAAAGAAGGTGAAGATGAGGATATGTCTACAGATCAGCAAAAAAATTACATTGCTTTTCTCGGAGAGCTTCGACTATTTCAGCTTGGTTATTTAACGGCTGAAGAAGTAAGAAAGAACCCTCTTCCTTGGATGGAATGGCTTCTTAGTGGTGAAAAACATGATAACTTCTTTGAGAAGCGTGTTACCAGTTACAACCATCTTGGATTGGTTGGAGAGATTGATTACTCAAAATACCAACATCTACTTGACAAGCGTTTCAAAGTAGTCTAATATCAGCCCCACTAGAGCAAAAAGCTTTGGTGGGGTTTTTCTTTTATGAATTTTGGAGAAATTTTAAATGAGCTACGAATATGGTGTTACTCATATTTCAGATACTTTTGAATCTGAAGTTAGAGGTTATTATAAAGGCGGAATGTCTGAAGACCAAGCTGATGATTGGATCAAAGAGTGGGAAGAAGGTGGAGGAAAGAAAGGAGCTTTTGTTAAAATTCGTCGTCCAATTGGAGAATGGGAGGTTGTAAAATGAGTATTTACTTGACAGGCTGTTTAGTAGCTTTTATACTTGCAATGATACTCACAATCATGGATTATTACGATGGAGTTGTGATTGAAGTAGGAGAAGTGTTGCGCTGGACTGCTGTTGTCACAGCATCAAGCTGGGTAGCTGCTTTCCTGCTGTGCTTTATGGTTGTACCAGAAATTGTAAATCTTCTAAATAAAATTAAATTTAAGAGGAAATAAACATGAAAGTAATTCAAGAACAAGATGGATTTAAACCTGTTATCATCAAACTAGAATCTCAATTTGAAGTTGATATCATGTCTGACCTCCTGGCTTGGTGTAACAATCGTGTAGTAGGTGAAAATATCGAGCTAGGTTTCATTGTTGACCTAGCTCATTCTTTGGCTGATCTTTCAACTTGTGCATACGACTATGTTTACATCGACGATAACAACTCGGATGGCAATATAAAATTTAAATAATAAAAAGCCCCGGTCTCTTTTGACAGAGCCGGGGTTTAGTTTTTCTGAGGAATGTGTGGAGAAATAGAAAATGAATCTTCTTTTCTCTTCTTATTGTTGTTCTTTTGTCTCTGAATAAAGCTCTGGTTTACCATTCACAATTACAGCAGAAGAATTGTTATTATTAATAATTTTGTTATTTAGTTTGTTCTGTTGCTCTAGCTTCTGCACTTTCACTTCTAGAATGTCAAGCCTAGAAGATGTTGTATTTTGGTAGCTGTCTTGATTGTCTGACAGCCTATTTATTCTGGTTTCAAAATAGTGAATATTCCCATCATTCACTTTACGAAATTGTTCTTGAAATGTCTGAAGAGCTATTTCGTAATTTTTTAAATCTGATCTGTAAGACTCATTCCTAAGAAGGATAATAAGAATTGTGACAGATAGAAGAAGGAAGGTTAAATTGACAACAGTTGTCAGGGCTTTAAAAAACATACCATCTTCCTTTTCTGACATTTAATTAACGTCCGCCTTGTCTGCGCACACCTTCGTCCACATAAAGATTAAGAATCCCTCTGATATCAGAACGAATTCCTTCAACATTCTTGGTGAGGCGATCTTCAAGCTCTTTCAATTCTTGTTTTGTAACAGAACTACGATAAAGCTCTAACACTTGTGTATTTAGTTTCTCAACTTCTCGACGAGTCTCTGTCCTGTCTGATGTATATTGCATCTGAACAAGACCAAGAAGAAGAGTGAGAACACCCAAGGCAAGTTTTTCCCACATTGAAGATAATTTATTTACTGTGTTTTCTGCCATCGAATAACACCTTCGTCTCTTGTTTGTGTTTGATTTGCTTCTCTACAAGAAGCCTGTATTGTTCTATGCAAGAATTATTCTTAACATAGGCTTTAGCTAATGATCTTACTGTGTCACCAGAGGCTTGAGCTTGACAAGGATGAATGAGCAGCGAATCAGGGAGAAACACAGGAACTTCCTCTCGCTCCACTACAACTTTCGTCGAGCAAGCCTGTAAGCTCTGGAGGCAAAACAGCATCAAGATCAACATAATCTTTCTTTTCATTCACCACTTCCTCTTTCTTTTGTTTTGTGACGTTCAGAGAGGAAATCTTGTCTATTTTCTTTTCTGCTTCACTTACAATTACTTTCTTTTCTTCAACTAATTCTTTACTGATGGAGTTATCAATTTCACATCGTTTCTCACTAATTACTAGGGATTCTTGCATGTGTTTATTGATTTCTACGGCAGTTGATAGCTGAGTAACTAGTTGTGCTTTTTGTTTATAAAAGTGGTAAGAAAGTCCTATAAAACTTAAACACAAAACAATTAAAACAATCAAGGCTCCACTAAGAATTCTTATCATGCTCTAATTCCTTTTGTAAATCATCAAGGCCTTGGTCAATAACCCTCCCAATCAATCCGAAAAGGCCAAACAAAATAGCAACAATTGTTAAAATAGGAATTGCAAGGGAGTTTGATAAAACTCCTAGCACAGAAAGACCAGAAATGGAAATAGCAACTAGGACATTAGCTAACATTGAGTAACTTGAATAGCTTTTTAAGAGTCTTACTTTCCAATTTTTTGCTAATTTTTTCATATAAATCTCCACACACAACATCTTAGATGTTGTGTGCTATCTCAAGTACGTTGTTACGATACTCTGTTGTTTATGGGAATCAAAGCGAGCTAATTATGAAAGCCATAAGCTCGTCATATCGAATTCCGTAACGACTTCCAGCTTCTCGCGCAGGTTGAGCTACTGACGACCCTGTCACATTCCCTTCTTCATCGTACTCATTAACCGCCACCTCTTCGCAGGCCTCCCATTCATCACGGCAAAGAAGAGCATAGCGGAAGGGGTCTAATCCTTCTTTTTCAAAGGCGTCTTTAACTTCCTGGGCAATCACGCCAAAATGAATGCGCGCATCATCCCCTTTTTGCTTAACCGCATCTCGGAAGCGAAACGCTTTGATTAGAGTTTTAAGCTTGGCAGCAACGCGAGCCTCCGCTTCGCTTATTGCGCGGATGTCTTGTTTTTCGTGCAGGTCGGAAGTGTTGATGGTGCCAGTTCCAGCATATACAACTGAGAATCTGAACGAAGTAGTTCCTAATGAAGAAGTGTTGTCCACAGTTGGCCGAATAATTCCGCTAACAGCAACTGTTGAGCCAGTTAATGTTAGCGTACCAGCTCCGTCCGAGCCAGTTCCGCCAGATGCCAGCATTTGCGTGTCATAACCTGGAGCAGTGGTTGCCCCACTTCTGAATCGAATAAATGGAGTGTTCGCAACACCGCTTGCTCCCAGTCGTACACTTGGGCTTTGAGCGGTGATATCGAGGAAGCTCGGCGTCATCTTGACTGTGGGGTGATAGATCAGATGGTTTACAGTGCCAACTGTTTCCAGGTTAATGACCCGATCAAGTGTTTCCTGATTCACTGTGATTACGTTGCTGGTTGAATTGAAACAGGGCTGTCCATTTTGTCGGCCAAATAAAATCCCGTCTTTCCAAAAAGCCGACGCTCCCCCTAGGTTCGACACTGATATCGCTGCATCAGTTTCAGTTCCACGACTGGCGCCGCCGCCAACAACTTGAATTCCAGAGCGATATTTAGCAGATGCTCCTGAGCTAATTGCCACGTTGAACTCACAGGCGGTTACGTTGTAGCAGTTCATCGCCCCATTGGTCAGAGAGCCGTAGAAGTTGCCGCCAAAATAAGCCCCTTTCTCATCACCAAGAGCCCCACCATCTCCTGTAGATGTTCTAGCGAGACCCACGACTGCCGCATAGTTTCGGTCCGTGTTGTCCGAATCGGTTGTCCCGGTCTGATCTAGGATGCCCTCAATAGAATGCCGTCCGCCCTTTGTTCCGCTGCCGCCAAAGCTCTGATGAACAAGCAGACCATCTACTTTTGTCCCGGATGCAGGATCGCTCACCGCGTCGAGCCTGTCGTTATAAATGCGTATGCGGTTTATTGCGTATGTGTCAGCGCCAGAACCATATGCAATACCGGTCAACACATCTCTCAGCTCCTGAATAGAGCCATGGGACCTGCTGGTGCGGCCTGCGCTATTGTTATTGCCCGCAAAAAGAGAGTAGAAATTTGGCTGATTGGTGATGACGCCACCTTGTGCAAAGACGCGAGTTCCAGGCTCGTAAATAAAAATTACGCCAGATAAATCTACTGAACCTGATGTGATTGCGTACTGCCCACCGGCAGGAGTCCGAGTAACGTAAATCGGGAGACCACTTAAAGCAGAAACAGCAGAGGTAATAGCCGGCCCGTCGTTTGATACGCCATCGCCTTTTGCTCCAAATTGAGCAAGACTAATTTTACCATCATTAACAAGTTTCCACCGCGCTCCATCGGCTGCTACGATTATTGTTCCTCCATTGTCCGAACTTGTGGTATCAGCACTATCTAGATAGTAAATCCCACCACCGCCATCCCCTGGTGTATAATATCCCAAAACATTAGCCATCTGACTAGGAGAGGTTTTAAGAATGGTCTTTAAAGAAGCTATTGAATTTACATTCTGAAGGGATTTGGCAACAAGAGCAGTCCCTTTTTGGACATCGGAGGTATTTGCTAAATCAGACTTAAGAGCATCTGTATAATTTTTCGCCTCAGCTTTTGCAGCAATTAAATCAGAATCTTTTGCGAAATAACCACTATCTTCAAAAGCTGCTGTACCTAATGAAGATAGTGTCAGCTCGACTGAATCTAGTCGGGATTCAATTTCAGAAGGGTTATCAATTTTAAGAGGGGATGTTCCATTAAATTGATAGAAATCTCCTGTTGATTTAATCTTAAAAATAAAATTCTTTGGACAAGGAGAATTATACCAAAAAGAATTAACAAAATAGTAAAATTTATTATCTGTTGTATTAAATAAAGCATGTCCTTGGGCTGGGGAAGCCGGGAGAGTGTTAGTTATTTGGTCAACATTTCCATCAAACATAAATGAGAATTTTACAAGGTTCTCATCCATCCCATCATTCCAATTATCTTCTCCATAACCCCACCCATATTTTACACCAATGAAAGGAGATTGCTGTTGTGTCATAATTACCTCTTATTTAAATTTGACCAGTACAAACCTTGTACTCTGATTCTCTTCTTTTAACCAAGCCTTGTAAAACTTTACCGCCTGCTTTGTTCCAACGAAGTAACTGTCCACAAGCTTCAGCATATCTACCCTCATTTAATAATTTAAATGCTGTAGAGGATGTACAAGCTTTTATTCCCACATTGAAGCAAAAAGAAAGGAAAGCAGCATGTTGATAATCTGTAAGAGGGACTTTTATAGCTTTCATCATTCCTTGATCATGAGATAACAGGTCTTCAGCGAGCTGGTCAATACATTCCTCATCAGTGAATTTTTGACCAGTTTTAAGTTCAGGACCTGTGTGACCATAACAGCTGGTTAGAATTCCAACAGGATCAATATACACTTTGTTCTCTTTGCCTTCGTAATATGAAACTGTCCCTGCTCCTGCAATTACAAGAGCAGAGGACAATCCTAGAGCCGAAAGGTTTTTTGCAAGAAATGAATTTATTTTCATAAAATTCTATACTTTATGATATTTTTTCAATTTTTTAATATCCTCATCATACTTTAATTTTAAAACACCCCAACTCTTCTTTAAAATTGAAATTTCTTCTTCATTATTATTTAAAGTGGCAATATTAAAATTTCGTATAATACTATCAACATCGCTTGTATATTGATTTTCCAATTCTTGTAAATCTTCTTCAAATGTCTTTTTAGGGTTAAGGTCAGGAATTACTTCACTATAATATTCGTTATCGTAAACATCCTCAATACCGCTCACTGCCCTATAACCTTTCTGGTCCTTTCTTACTGCATAACTCATGATAAGCTCCTCAATACAAAAATTCCATTAAATGGAATCTTCCCATCCGTAAATTTGTGCAGACGTGCCGGCCTGGTCGCTGGAGTAAAAAATAGTTGGTCCAGATTCCAAAACAATTTCCCCGTTCGGGGCTACAAGCACACCTCCACCAGAACTTGAAGCAACTAGCGGGGCGTTTGAAGAAGTGTAACCTGCGGAAGGGGCCAAGGTGGCTGTACTTGCCACGCTCGATGCCCTTACAGAAACTGTAACGGCGACAGCTGTGGATGGGACAAACGTAGAAAGATCAACAGATACATAGGTAGACTGACCACCTGTGGTTCCGGCAGCAATTTCTCTAGGTGTTGTAACGTTAGTCCCAGCGGCGACAGAATACCTTACTTTTTTCCCTTTTTGGTAAAATCTTAAAGGAAATTTATTAGCTGTAGAGTCAGTCCTAATCCACCCAACTCTTGCTTTAAATGCAAATCCGGATGGAAGGGTGGGATTTGTTGATTCCAGAGACAAAATTACACCTGCTGTACTTGTTGTATCATTATAAACCACCCAAATAGCATACCAAGTGTTGGAAGAAACTACACCTGTGTCAATTCCTCCGAGACCAGAAACAGCAATACTGGCACTAAGATTTATGTTTCTAACTATCCTAGTTTTATTATTTGAAGAGTTTTTAACAACCAGCTCATCGGCCGTTACAGAAACCAGCCCACTCGATCCGGTAGAACTCAATTTCAAATTGGAAAAAGAAGATACTATACCTGTTTGTGAAAACAAATCAGCACTCTCTGCCTTGGAATAAACAGATAGATTTGTTCTGGCAGTGACTATGTTAGGTAAATCTTGTAAGTTATTTGACTTCTGTAGATACCTGTTATCACCATCAGATTCAGTCAAAAACGCGCCTGGTACAGCAAATGCAACAGTCCAATAGGTGTTAGTTGAATCGGTAACAGGGTCTTGACTAGTGGTTGCTGGGCCTGATGCTGCTACTGATTTATAGACAAGACCATCTGTACCTGTCACATAACAAACATTAGCTTCATAATTAGTCAGCCCGTCCCACTGTGCGATACCCCTTTGAAAAATATGAGCAATTGCTTGATCTTGGCGATTTTGAATCCAGTTCTCATATTGAAAAGGAGGGACTTCAGCAGTCCAACCTATTTGAATTTTTGTATTTGTGGGAGATATTTTACTACCACCGCTTGACCAAATATAAGTGTAATCTGGTTTAGAAATTAGCGCCATTATTTATTTTTCCTCATCATAGAAGTTCTGCAAATTTACCACCACCGACCAAACTACCAATACTTTGTCCATAATCTGCCCCATAGTTATAACCATAAGCAGAAATAATTTGTAAATCACCATACCCTTTAGCGTTAGGTGATCCTTGGAACCCAAAATAGTTTTCGTAATCAAATTGTCCAAACTCTACACCTACACCTATCGGTTTTGGTATAAATCTTGAAGGATAGCCAGATGAAATGGATTGGTATGTCAGTAAGATTTTTTCAAAATTACTTAAAGGTTTTCCAACAAGCAAAATCATTTTAGCATTACCTAGTTCTGTAATGCTGTTGTATGGAGAATTAAACACAAATTTTAAAAAATCAAGCAATTGATTAGGCGTCACATTACTAGTGTTTTTTATGATTTTAGCTTTAATGAAAAGTCTATATTGTTCGTCATTTAAAAGTGTGTTTCCGCTTAAAGGATCACCTAGACTATAATAAATGCCTCCGAGAGATGTGTTGTTCAAATCTCCAAAACTCTCTGCGTTTAAATAGCCATCAAAAGCAAAATATTGAAGGAGACTTGTGTCAATTAAATCTCTTGGTTGACCAACAATTTCACCAATGATATCAAGCTGTTTACCAACAGCAGTGTCAATTGATCGCTCTTGCATCAGTTGTCTAAAAACTTCTTGCAGCTCAAGAGAGTCGTACAAAAGAATCTGAAGATATCTGTCAAAAATATCTTTATCTTTAAATTGTTCAGTTACTCTATCCCTTGCTTCTTCTAGAAACTTTTCAATCTCAAAAGGATTTACAGCCATATTTAATTCCTCTTAAGTTGTGGTAATTACTATATTGATATCACTAAGACTGGCAATCTGATCAAAGGCAATTGGAATATTAGAAGTTCCTACCGGAGCAGCGGAAGTTCCTATTGTCAGAGAATTCACTTGGTGACCCGGAATAGAGTTAATTGGCGTATATAGTCTAGAATAGATAACATCATCTCCAATTCCAAAATTATTACTGAAATATGATGTTAGTGAAGATTTAATCTGATCTTGACCATTTGCTGGAAAATTCCCATCAGTTGTTAAGTTCATGGAAACATAAATAACCGTAGGAGAAGGAGTTTGATATTTAACCACACGAGGAAAACCTTGAGCATCTGTGATTGTACCAGAAGTGTTGCCAACACTTTCAATTCCAGCAGGTTTGTTTTGCCAAATAGCGTTTGCAATATCGATTGCATTTCCGCCTAAAACAATTGCTTTAAAACTCTGTGGAGGTAGTCCATTGGAATCAGTGGAGTCTGAATCATTTTCATAGACTACAACTTCTTCTACCCCACTCACACCAACCAAAGCAGAGTAAATCGCATCTAAACTGTTAGTCCCCCTGTCAAATTTAGAAACTCTAAATCTTTCACGTAATTCAACATCTGTTTCTCTGTTCTTACCTGTAACAGCAGCAGCAGGGTTGGTCGCTGAATCCCAGCCAAGCACCGCAGTGACAATTGAATTAATTGTATTGGCTTGTTGAACAACTGGTCCGTGAAGTTCCGCCTGAGCTTGACCAATCACAGCAACTTTTGATATGGCAATATTAGAAGTTACAGAGAAAGAAACAGATTGAAACTTGTCGACCTTTTCAATTTCAAGGGTATTTCCAATAACAATTGATGTAAATGTAGGGTGGGCTGAATCTATTGCAGACTTAAGTCCACTCAGAATTTCACTTAGAGTTGCTGAATTATCTGATGTATAGTTAATAGTAGATGTGGTGGTGTTATTACTATAACTTACAGAATAGAGTGTGTTATTGGTTACACTGTTGATTGAAATAGTGATACCAAAAGCAGACGAAGCTGAAAGAGCTACCGGAGCAACAAGAGCAAAGCGGTTATTTGAGTCGCTTCTAATAACACTGCCAATAGGAATAAGAGTGTTATTGTCTCCATAAAGAGCCATTGAAGCAGTAGAATAGGTTTGTTCTTCTCTCGTCAAACCAGCATAAGCTACGAGATTATCTAGTGCAATACCTGTTGCAGAATTTGGATCAAATGCAGAATATACTTGTTGGGCAGCCTCCCATAAAGAAGTAATTGAGGGTGCCTTGAGGGAAATTAATCTACCTAGTGCTGAACTATCTGTTGTATCTACAACATCTCCAGGCTCAACTAAGTCTTGCATGATAGTGACAGCTTGGGCTCTGTCATCAGTAAGAATTTCAGGTAGTCGTTTAATAACGAAACCTTGTTCTGTTACGCCATACGCCATATTAAAAATCCTTAATTGATTGGTGAAATATTAATAGGTGTTGTAACTTCACCTGTAGTAACTCTTACTTGGAAAGTCATGGAGTATTGGCGATTAGAGAAAGTAGAATTAAAAGACACAATTTCTTTTACTCCGGGCTCAAGAAGAATTTGCTCTTGGAAAATAAGATCAATGGAGGATTTAGTTACTTTTTTCTTACCAAGAATTCTTTGAAAATATGGGACGCCGTATGTTGTGTCTAAAAACCATTCTTCTTGGAAAGTCAAAAGTCTGATTTTCAACCGTTGAGCTACTGTTTCTGTGAAAGGTTTAGTCACATATTCTTTTGTCAGTGGTCCATTATTCCAAATGATGTCGTGGTTATTTGGAGAAATCGGATTTGTTTCTAATAGAAAATCCATTATGCTACAGGCCCTCCTGAAGTTCCGGGACCGGTTTGAACACCTGTGTGTTTGTGAGTATTGAAAGGAATACCGTTAAATGTTGCAACACCAGATAGTGTGTAATTACCAGTTTGAACAAGATTCCCTTGCAACTGAATATCTCCAATCCAAAGAGTATTTCCAACATCAATTGTCATTTGTGGTGAATTAATATTCACAGAAGACTGCGCATTTACAGTTGCATCCCCACAATTAACCTCCACAGTTTGATTACTAGCATTAATAGCAATACTGCCATCTTGTTTCAGTCTAACTTCTACTTCAATTCCCTTACCAAGATTGTTGAACATCACAACATCTTTTGTTGAGTGTTCATATATATGCTTGGCAGGATTGTTTACAGAATTCCCTTGTGGCATAATCCCGGGAATAAAAATAGCATCAGATTTGTCAAGTTTTGCAAAATTAGTTGGGGCGGATGGTCTGCCATTTCCATTTTTCCAAGCTTCAATACTTCTCATGGAAAAAATAGCTAATCCTGTAGTTTTCCCAACATTGATTGGAAAGGTCATTCCACCAGAGTCAGAGGTTGGAAACTGAACAGGTACACCTTGAATAGTAGGGTATTCAGATACTGTCCCATCTTCCATTTTCTTATTGACAGTTGGTTGAATACTCACCATCATATCAGCACCATCTTTTTCAGATGCTACAACAATACAAGGAATAGCTGTGTAAATTTCTGATTTGGTCGTTTCTTTTACAGCTTCAAATAAAGGTTGAAGAATATCAGACATTTCTAATTACCTTTTCAATAGCTGTTGCCTTACATTCAGTGAACCAAGGGGTTTCTCGCCAAGAACCGTTATGACGAATGTCTGTAATTTTGTACCATCCTTGAATTAATGTATCTTCTAGCTTCACAATATCTCCAGCCTGAATGTCTGGATTCAACAGCATTTTCCACTGAACAGATTGTTTCTTTATTTTATCTTTCTTTGAACGCCTAATATCACCGTTCGTATAGTAGGCAGATTCAATCAGACCAGTTTCACCAGAAATTACATAAGCTGAATCGAAGTTTTCACGATTAGCTCTTTCTTTATCATGAACATACAAAACATCATCTTCTAGTTGCCATTCAAGTTGATATTTTTGTGAAAGTTCATTTAGCATTTCTTTAGGTGTTCCCGTTAAAGGATAACCATAAAGTATAGGATTATTGATATTAGTTCCGTTGTAGACGCCACGAGCCACGCCAGGAATAGCAGTCCTAATATCTTCCATAACATCTTTTAACGTTCTTCCCGGAGCCACAAGACTGTTCATTAATTTGTGATTTAAATCTGTATATCCACTTCCCATTTGGAGTTGAGTGATTCTGTCTGTTCCTGACTTACGAGTGGTTACTAATGTGACTTGCCCAGCAAATAATCTTTTAATTCCAATATCAGCATAACCAGCACTGAATACAGCAGCAGGATAGTCTGTTTGAAGAATCTTCAGACTTGCATCGGAAAGATTGTAAATTTCAATTGCAGCAGAATTTGTTTTACTTTTATTATCAGAGGATTTGCTAATATCAAAAGAAACTTGGAGGTTATCAATAAACAAACCATCCTCTGTTTTATAATCTCCAATGATTAGTTCATACTTCCTGTTCTTTTGAATTAGCATATTAACCCTCTGTTACATAAATATAGTACATATTATAAAACTGATCTATTTGATCTGGATATTCTTCATAACTATCAATCACTAAATCACTCTTTGGTTCCATCCAGAAAAACCCACTAAGATTTTCTATGGCATAATCTTTCATAATTGGATAATTAGGGACTACAGCACAACCATTTACAATTGCATTATAATCAGCATCAAAAAGTGATAAAGAATAGAGCCTAGAGCGCTCATTATAAGTGAATTGGACAATATATGAATTACCCTCCAGGGAGATTGAATAATCGTAAAAAGGGTCGGAAAACAGTGGGATATTTACATAATTAATCATATCTCATTAGCCACCTTTTTAAGAGGGTCTTCATCTGTTTTTGGAGGATTATTACCTGAATTCACTGTGCTGTCTTGTTTACCTTTAGATTCTTTTGTAGCAGCTTTCTTCTTAAGAGCATTCACTACATCTTTTGGAATTTTAGTTTTCTTAAGGGAAGCAAATGTCACTTGTTCAAAAGTGAAATCTGGATAAAGAGCATACCCTGTGTTAGGGTCTTCTTTGAAAGTAATTGAAGTAATAACAAGATTATTTAGAATACGTTTTAAATTAACACCATCATATTCAAACAATCTTACAAGTTGGATATTACTGTTAAATTGACCTATCTTTTCATCATATTTAACACCACTGATCAAATTGATTAAGGCTTCTCTGATTTGTTCAAGAAGATCAGCTCTTTGTCCATCCATAACTACTGTAGGATCAACACTTGGAAGAAATTGACCAATGCTTGTTGGGATGAAATTAGAAAGAACACCAAGATCAGTAGATTCAACATTCACTGCTGTAGGGGCTTGATCCACATTAAATGGGGAATTACCAACTAAATCTTGAATCAAATAACTACTTGTGTTAATGTCATCTCCAGTGATGACACCAGAAACTGTAAATACAGGATTGTTTTTGATAAAGTGATCAGTTATATTACCACCTTTGTCAATAGGGTGTTTTGTAACTTGACCAGTATAACTTTGGGTGTAAAGTGTGGTGGCATTCAAATAAATGAAGCCACCCTCGTCTTTATCATCTTCACCCCAGCGAAGGGCTAAGGACATATTACTCTCCTACTGGAAATTGAAGTAGTGTTGCTTTTGTTAGGTCTCTCAGATGCTCTTGGAATTTGTTACCAAAGTCTTCGGGGTTTGCAGCATCAATTTTAACATCCATTTTAATTGAAAGATCAATTGCTTTTTGTCCTGGGACAAGTGGTTGGTTGATCCCAGGCAACGGATATTGATTTCTGGTTTGAGCAGCTAATCTTGCTTGTTCTGCTTTATAATCTGTACGCCAATCGTAATCAGAACGAACGTCATCGAAAGGCTTGCCAAACTGGAAAGGAGTAACTTGATCTGCCGTAACTCTAGGGTCAAGCGCTGCAATTCCTTTTGTTGCTGCTGAAATAACAGCATTAGCTCCAATACGCCCCGGTGTGGTGATTGTATTTACAAATCGTTTACCAGCAGACTTAGCAGAACTTACAGCATCTGAATAATCACCTTCTGCGAATTTATTCAGAACGTTTGCAGAATTACCTAAGAAAGATAATGTGTCATTCAGCTTACTAAGCACTGTGCTATTATCAATCAATTGAAATAGGTTGTTCCACCCATTGTAAATATTGGAGGATAACTTATCCATCTCTTCCATGACAGATTTCAGTTTAGAAAAAGCCTCAAATGCCTTTGCTTGACTTTCTTCTGTTGGGAACAACTTATCGCCAAGAAAACTATCCCTCCCCTGAAAAAATCTTTGGAGGGATTGAACAGAAAGAATTAATCCACTGACGTATTTACTTGCTGTATCAAATCCACGAGCAAGAGATTCAACCATTGGGTTTGCTTCTTTCAAACCATCATTCAGTGCCCTGAACAGTCGTGCAAAACCAGACTCTAATCCACTGCTTGAAGCAACAATTGCTAGATCAGAAATTCTATTTTGAAATCTTGCTTGTTCTGCTTGAGATGCCTGAGAAGCAGAACCTAATGCACCACCGGCGTTAGCTCTTTCGGAGGCAAGTTGACCAGCATAAGTAAGGACACTGCCTTTAACTTGTCCTTTTTTCATTGCTTCCATCAGAGCAGAAATAGCTTCTTGTCCTGTTTTATCTCCACCAATTTGTCTTTGATACGCTTCTGCAAACAAAGCAGTACCACCGGGGAGAGCTTCGGCAATTTGACCTGTACATTATCTTCAGGAGGATTCGTTACTTCCCTCCCCGTTCTCTTATGAACTGCTTATAGTTTCCTATAAGATGAGACTATATCTTAAAGTTCAGCATTACCTGTTTACTTCCCTCCCGTTTCCACTCACTTGAGTGTACTCCCTTGCGGGATAGTCGTTACACGTTCCTCTAAAAGAGGCTTCGCTCGGTATTGTCCTATCAGGAGTTTCACCGAATTAGAGAGGTTAATTTTTCTATGCATTTCTACATAGCGAGCCTAACATTTTAGCTCTTCGGCTTGAAGCTTACCTTTACCTGCCACTTGGCTCAAAGCTCTGAAGAGCCTATTTTGTGTTACTTTATCAAGTTTATTTACACGAGCAAGTTCAGCAAAACCAGAGAACACTTTCTGACTTTCACCCAAGCCAACTCCAGCACCAGTCAAACCTGAAATTAGTTTGTTGTAATCTCCTGATGCTTGTAGATAATCAAAACCAATTCTATCTGCTTCTCTACGAAGATATTCAAATGACTGGGCACCTTGAGCTTGTGTTCCACCTGCTTGTTGAACTACAGCTTGAGATTGCAGCTGAGCAGATACTACTTGTTGATTTCGTTGATTAAGCTGAGCAAGTCCATATCCTCCACCAGCTAATCCAAGAAGAGGAAGATAAGCTCTTGCAGCTAAACCTGCTGTTCCACCTGCTCTTGTTGCCCCAGTTCCGCCCATTACGCGAGGATTTCGTTGTTGAGGGTTTGGGGGAGGCGGTGGAGGGTTATTTGGCGGTCTATTGTTAGGAGGATTTAGATTTCGACCAACACGTCTAGAAGCTCTTAGTAAAGAGGCTTGGAGATTTCGATCATTGACAACGAATCTGCTGATTTCAAAAGCTAGACGGCCAGATGCAGCATCAAGAGCATCACCAAGAGCCATGTTCAGTCTACGTCTATCAATAGTAAATCTATCAATATTTAAACTGATTCCTCTGTTTAATCGTCTTGTAAGCTGTCTTAGTTTTTTCTCAAAATCTCTAAAAGACCTATCAATATTTCTTACAGAATTTCTATTAATTTTATAAGAAACATCAACTGTATACTTTCTTATCGTAATAGCTGTAGCCATTTATTTTCCTCATAAGAAAGCTAAAAATTTAGCTCTTTGGATTGTTTTTCTCGGCCTCTCTCTTAGCTTTCTCATATGCTTCTTCTTTAAGAGAATCGTAAACGTCTAAGATTTCCAGCATTTTATTCATTTGTTTATAACTGATCTTTGTTTCAAGATCACACACCATATGAAGACCTCCTTTTTCATGCACAGCCAATCTATAGATTTGCCAATGTTGAGAGTATTTGTCTTCAATTTCTTTTTGTAATGGTGTTTTAAGTTTGTCTTTACCCGACTCTTCTTTATTTATTCTTCGGAATCGGGTTGAGTAAAAAGATCGCCTAGATTATATTCCAGTACGGTCTCATACACACGAGTCATGTGTTTTGTTTTACGAGAGAAATGTTTATCAAAACTTGCAGAAGTGAACATGTCATTGCCAACTGTCACACTTTTAATGATAATTTCTTTCATCAGAGAAAGTTCTGATTTACCTTTTTCAAGGTTTTCTTGTTGTGCTTCTAGGAAATCAAGAGCAAAAGTTGCAGGCCAAGCATGTAGAGTGTACGGCTTACCATCAATTTCTTTTTCTTCTGATTCTAGAATGTTTACTAGATTAGACATTGTTAAATTCCTCAGATAATATTACTAAAAAGATTGCTAAAAAGACTAAAAGAAGGGTTGGCATTTGAGCCAACATAAAATTGTGAAGTGTTGCAGTAGATTGTCCAAGCTCTGTATTCTAAATCTCCAGAATAAACTGTTTCTGGATAAGATGTGATAAAAGCTTCAGTGCTTGAAAACACACTGTTACCACCTTTGTCAGTTAAGGTGAGTTCAAGTCTTCCCGTTCCGTTTTCAAGATCAAGTTCATGAATCCTTGAAAAAACATCATTGGCTTGTTGTGTTTGCAGAATTGGAACAATCAGTGTACAAGATGTATTTCTGTTCCTAACCCTTGTATTTGTTCCACGAATACCGTCAACAGGAAGAAAGCCTTGTTTGTTCCTTTTAATCAGAACACTTTCCCAACCTTTTACTTGATAACCTGCTACAACCAAAACAACATCTTGTGGACTGTATGTAAAAATATCTGTCATAGAATACCATCCAATGCAGGAAGAGCAGATGTTGCAATGTTAACGATATCATTAAGAATTGAGCTAGGTTCTGTATTACTGCCGTAGTTAATCACGCATTCTGTACAACGAATTACCCAAGTTCTCCCATCTACACTAGCACTTTTAACCATGTCTGGAGGGGATTCAACCCAGGCGGTGAGAGAGAACATTAAATCTGTCCCACTTAAATCTTTAACGAAGATGGGAAATTTCCCTCTTCCTTTTGTAATTTGATCTAATTGCCACATTTTAGTGAGAAGATCATTTGACTCACTGCCATTATGCAGTGTTACACGTAATGTATACGTGTTATCGTTATTATAAATTCTTGCTACTGTTCCATCAGGTGTTCTTTTAGCTACAAAAGAATCAATATCTTTTGAGATATTTACAAATGTTCCATCAACAAAACCTTTCAGGGAAATGAGACCAGCGACTAGAACATTTACATCATCAGGACAATAGTTAAAAGGATCAGCCATTTGTTACCCCTGAAAATAAAAGGGGCCTTGCGACCCCTCTGATTGTTTTAGCGGCTAGAGAGTTTCCAGCGATCTTCGACAACACCGCCGAGAGATTCCACAATGTCAACATTGGGCTCATCAAGAAACATGTTGCCACCAATAAACAGATCACTTCCGAACATGAAAATCTGCCAAGTGCGAGTTTCAGTGGTATCTGAAAAATCTACTGTAGGTGGCCCTGCAATAATTGCGTTGTTTGAAGAAGCAACAGTTTGACCACTGGTATCTTTCATGGTGCAGCTAAACACATATTCGTTACCCGGTGTACGAGCATCAGCAAGTTGAATCTGCTGAAGAACAGTGTTTGAAGGGGAATACTGGTGAAGAGTAATACCCACGTTCATAGCTGTTACACGACGCTTAACACGACCAAATGCGTCATCGCCAACACCCTGATATGGTTCAGAAGTTGGGATAAGACGTTCCATGTTTACAAACGTACCAGCAGCAAAGCCGGTGATTCGATGGGTTTTTCCAGCAACAGTGATAACAATCGCGAAATCATCTGGTGCGTAGTTACCGATTAAATTTGACATATTCTAGGCTCCTTTATACGCTGAGCGTCCCTTCCACCACTACTTTTCTCACTGAACCAGCAAGACGAGCGCGGAATTTAAATGTGCCTGCAATACGCTGAGCGCGCTGATTCTCAGGAATACTAAGAACACTTGGAGTCTGAACAGTCCAACCAGCATCAATTGCACCATTGGCTTGAGCAAGAGAAAGGACACTACGAATTTCGTTCTCAATACTCACTAGTCCGGGGTCTGTCATCAGAATTTTTGGACTATTAATCAGACGGAAGTAGATACCTTCTTGCAGACGAGCATAAAGCCAATCGATAAAAATTACTTCATCGATAGGAGAACCTTTGCAAGTATTGCCGTCTTGGAAAATATTCACTCCGGCAACTTTGGTAAACATGTTGACATTTTTCTCACGCAGATTAGCACGTTGAGTGTCGGTTAGTTTACTAACAGTAATCAGGCTACCTTGTTTTTTATCCCAGTCGTTTGATCCGGGAGTTGCTGCAAGTTGACTACCAATCCAAGCTGCTTCAGGATATTGAGTATTTGCAGTTGGAAGATAAGTGATAAAAGTACGTTCTAGTCCAGTATCGCTCAGGTAAGAACCAACATCAGTGGTAGCTGCTGTAGGAACAGCGGTATCTTGGGTGGAAGTACCAAAAATCTTACGACGAGTTTGAATTGTTTCTGCCAAAGATTTAATATCAGCATCTGCATGACTTTCTGCTACAAGAGCGTACCAATCATTATTGTCTTCGCTTACAGCATCAAGGGCTTCAACCCAAGTCTCTGTTGGAGCAGTATAAGTGACAGTGAGATTGCTTGACGTACGAATAGACCAGTTGGCTCCGGGAGTGGCACTACCAACAGTCAAAACACCACCAGTTGCACTAGCATTAATACCAGTTGGAGTACCAATAGCTGTGTCAAGACCAGCAGTGATTGTTGTAGCAGTTGCACCAGTCCCAGAAGTAAAAGTGTAATCCACCTCATTGATGGTTACACGATAAAGAGTGTTGTCGGAAACTACTGGAACAATAGTAACTTCGTTTACTTGACGACGACCCACAACAATTTTCGGAATACGGAAACGAATACCTGCTGTTTGACCGAAGATTCGCTGAGCAATTTGATATACTTTGTCAGTAGAATCAAAATCAGAAGCTACAGCATCAAAGTCAGTGTATTCACGAGTACGTTCAGCAAAATTAGTGAATGTTGATAGGATCAAAGGGATTTGAAAACTAGCCGTTGCTACTGGTGTAGACTCTCGACTAATATTAATTTGTACAATGTTATCGATTTCAGCCAATTTTAATTGTCCTATTATCTTGATTTATGGAATAACAATATTTGGAGGAACTGTATAAATCTCTCCACTAATTGTGTCTTGTAGAATTACTGCATCAACAGTATCAACAACTTGCTGGTAGTTCACGATGAAGTTGAATGTTGCATCAACATTAAATGCCTCAACCCATTGTGTTTCCCTTCGTTGTGGGGCGCGTCTAACATCTGATTTGCGAAGATAGGCTATTTTACTTTTATACAATTCCTCAAAAACAACAGGATTTGCACTAATGTTATGATAGAAACAAAAAGCCATATCGGCAGATTGACTACCTATAAAACTGAATTGAGCTTGAATTTCGTAATGAGCTTGTAATGAAACTTGACTATCTTCATCAGCTCTTGTTGAAATAGCCGTCTTACCTGTAGAGCTAATGGAGAGAATATTAATGACGCCATAACTTTCCGGGAGTTCTGAAAGTTGATCTGGATTTGAATGAGATACGATAATTTCAGATGTGGGGAATTCAGCAAAGAGAGCTTTTTTACCAGCAGAAACTAATGCTCTGCGAATAGGAACATAATTCATTAGTCTCTCTCCACTTTAGATTTAACTTCAGAAAGCATTGTTCGACTATCCACCAGAGGATCGTTGAATCCTTTTTCTTCAATCGTTCTAGGACTGTTAGGTGGAGTGTTCCAATCTGCAATCACCTTCTTCATATCCCTTTCAAAAATATTCCCAATAAACCTATACTCTTGGACGAAAGAACTTCTTCCGTCTAAAATACGACCAATACTCTCATTGAAAAGTCTATCATACTCGCCTCTTTCAATTCTTAAACCAAATCCAATTCGCATGAATGGACGTACAGGGTTTGTTTCAGTTCCCTCTTCGTTCCATTGAGCAACTTGAGCAACAGGTAAATTGTCATTCTCTGAGCCGTAAACAGATTCAGGGAAGAATCCAGTTTTAGAAACAAGATTACTGTTTTCTATCTTAGAAAGTTGAGACCATAAATCTCTTTCTTTGGTGAGTTTTATTTCAAACATTACTCACCTCAGTTTGGTGTACTTGGAACTCTTGCACAATCACCGCGATAGTGATCGAGAATCCCCATAGAATATTTTTTAACTTTCATGAAGCGGAAGCGGCTGCCGTCAATAATAATTTCATCAGCTTGCCAACCACCAAACCCTTCTTTTAAAGTTCTAATTTCTTGAGATGTATAAAACTTATACCACTCTTTTGTACGTTCAGATTCGGGAAGTTGCAGAATTTCCTTACTACCCATAGGTTGTAAATTACCTTCTACAACCACTTCTGTTTCAATACCTGGGACAGCTTCACCCCACTCATTTCTACTTCCTTGGGTTTTCCTGATAATAATAAAAGGTAATTTTTTAGTAAGCAAAAATTGAGGACTAAGCATTTGAACACTCACACCCAAAAGGATCAGCAAAAAATAATCCTTGCTCATCACATACTTTCACTAAACTCAATGGGGAACGAACATTATCCGGATTATTGTTATTTGTTTTAACATCAGCCCAACTAATACCAGCAGCATAAGGCATTAATCCATTAGGAAGTGTTGCGGAAGATACATCTTTGATTAGGTTATCTAAAGCTTTTAGATATTGAGTGGAAAGAGAGTTCCACACCTCTATGTCACCAGTCCTTTCGCGGATATTATATCCTGCCAATTGCATTGAAGCAGCAATTGCTGCTTTTCTTGCGGCTTGCAAGACATTACCACCGGACATATCTAAAAAAGCTTGTATTTCATCATCAGAAAATAATTGGTAGAACGGACTATTAGGAACATCCCCAATTAGAATTCTTACTTTTTCAACATCTGTTAAAGCCATTCGGGACTCCTTATATAAGGAAACAGGGAGGTGTTACCCTCCCTTTCCCTGTGGATTTAATTAACCAGTGTAACCACGAACCAGCACATCAGGACGACGTACAATGTTCAGGAAGTTAGATTCAGACTGAAGCAGAATTTCAGTATCGGTTTGATTGCGATATTCAAACACATAGGCTTCCATACCAAGAGTGTTGGTGAATTCAAAACGGTTGGCAGGGCCAAAATAGGTCTTGAAGATTTCAGTAGTACCCATCGGAACAAAATAAGCATCGTTTGCAGGAATGAAACGGGTGCCGTCTGGAGCAAAACCACGATATTCCATGAAGCGGATTGCACCGCAAACAAACTCACGATCAAGACCACCAGCACTACCAAGTTCACGACCACCCCGACGCAGAGGCTCTTGTGTGCTCATGTAGTATTGATAAGCAGCTTTAACGGAAGGATGGGTGATCAGCTTGCTGAAAAATTCAGGAGAGCAGAAAGCTACAACTTCATTTACCATTTCACCAGATTTGATGTTGTCTTGGATATGAGCAACAACTTCTTCAACTTTTAGAAGAACTTCAGTAGTGCTGGTATCCAGATCAAAGTCAACTTCTTTACGAGTTACACCAAAATCAGTGTAGAAGTTACCAGCAATAGTGCCGTTAGGCGCATAAACATCACCAGTGGTGATCAGTTTAACACGAGCAGTCTCTAGAGTTTGTGCATGGGAACGACGAATACGTTCTAGTTTACGAGCACGAACTTGATCCAGAACTTCAGGGATACCTGCACCAGAACCGCCGTATGCGCTCTTACCTTGAATATCTTCAGGTTTAATTGCGTCATCAAGAGGGAAGTGAGGGAGAGCATAGCTGCGGATCAGACGGGTGTAGTCTTTGGAAACGTTGTTACGTTCACCACGAGGACGATCACCGATCAGGCCAATAGACTGATTGATTTGCTCAAAAGTTACAGTGTTAGTGGCAACGGATTCTGATTGGAACAGACCCATTTGTTGAATTTTACCATACTGGTTAGGAACAATCAGAAGCTCCTGAGTCCAGTCAGCAATGTTAAAAGGATTAGTAAAATCGCGGATAATCGGCATACCAGTTATTCCTTGTTATTAATTAGTGGTTAGAACGTTGATGTTCAGGGCTTCAAGAGCATCATATGCAGCTTGTTTTTTGGTGTTGTCGTTGTAAGT